AGCATTAGATAAAGCTCTTAGCCCAAAATCTTCTACTCAAGAAGTAACACCTATAAATCTTAGGGATACTAATGATTTATCTAACGCAAGCGTAGATGATTTAATAGCATTAGATAAAGCTCTTAGCCCAAAATCTTCTACTCAAGAAGTAACTCAGCCTACAACAGTAAGTACAAATCCTAATGTACCAGATCAAGAATTTGATATGGATGATTTGGATAGTAAGAAGGATTGGCTACAACAAGCTCGTACAATTTATAACTACGAGAATAAAAATAAAAAGTTTAAAGGTTCTAATAAACAACTTTCAGATTGGTTTAAAGATCGCCACTCATCTTTAGCTAATAACTTAACTAACTTAGGTAAAACTGCTTACGATACATCTAATATGTCTGATGATGTTAAGAAAGCTTGGGCACAATCATTAGATACTTATGATAAAACTAATAGTGATTTTGGTACTTTTTTAAGAGCAGTAGCTAATACTTTTGCTGATCCTCTAACATATGCAGGACTAGCTGGTACAGCTGGTCTTGGTGTTGTAGCTAAAGTTGCAGGTAAAGGATTAGCAAAAAAAGGATTAAAAGAATTACTTGGTCGCTTTGATTTTAAAAAACAACTTAATGATGCGATAGCTAGTCAAACAACCAAAAAAACTGCGGAAGAGTTTGCCAAGACAGGCACAGCTAAAGGAGTTACAAAAGAAGTTTTAAAGAAAGCTAGAAAAGAAGCTGCAATAAATATAGGTAAGAATCAAACAGTAACAGGTTTTGGTGCAGGTGCTGGTTGGGGTGGAGGCTTTTCAGGAGCAAGAGAAGCTTTAGAAGTAGGTATTGATAAAAAAGATGAAGTTGATTTACTTAATATTGCTATAGGTACACTAGGGGGTGGTGTCTTAGGTGGTGTTGCAGGTAGATATCTACCTAGAGGTACAGAAAAAATAGGACGTAGCCGAGCATTAGGTAAAGTAACTGAAGAAGATGCTCTAATTCCTAAACAAAAAAAAGTTATTAATGAAGAAAATATTGTTAAGCCATTTAATGATAGTCAGTTTGAAAATAATGTACGAGAACGTGCCCTCTATAATCAACAAGAGTTAGAACTTAATGGAACTATTAATATTAATATTCCTAAAGGTAATCTAACAAATGACAATATCAAAGTACTGAAAGAAATTTATGGTCAAGAAGGAATAGATATAAGACAAGTAGGTAATAGCAAGAATCAATTTACAGGTACAAAACATACAGAAAAAACTATAAGACCAGTTACTTTATCAGAAGGAAGAATCAAAACACAAAAAATTCTTGCTAGCTTTAAAGGTAATTTTTATGATGATAGTGGTTTGGGCCAGTCATTTAAAGATGCTCAGACAAGAAGAGGAAATATTAATAGAACTATTGAAAGAAATATTGAAAAAACTTCTCGAAGTTTAGAGAAAGCTATTTTAAAAAATTATAAAATTAAAAGTTTTAAAGACTTAGGAAATGATGAACTACCTCTTATAAATAATGCTATGAATGGTGATGCAGATGCAATAGAAACTTTATCTTCCAGAGGATTTACTGATGTTGTAAAACAAACACAACAGATGCGAAAAAATATTGATGACTTGCAAGAAGACTTGTTAAACAGCGGTGTTATTGATAAAACTTCTACAGCAGGTAAAGAGTTAGTAACTAAAATTAATAAATCTAGGGATGGTACTGACAGTACATTATATGTAACAAGACAGTATGAAAGTTTTGATAATCCTAATTGGAAAACTGATCTTCCAAAAAAAGATGGTGGTCAAAAAATAATAAATGACGCTACTGAATTAATTCATAGTCAACGTATACAAGGTTATCAAAATTGGTTAAGAAAACAAAACAAAGAAAATAAAATTCAGTATGATAAAGATATGGCTGAATGGGTAAATGGTGGTCAAGTAGGTACTCCACCTAATAAACCAAGGATTATTAAATTAACAAATGCTAAAACTGCAGAGTTATGGGAAAAGTCTGTAAAAGATATAGATGAAATTTTAACTCAAAAAAATAGTGGTGATTTATTAAATGTTCTAAATAAAAAAGATAAGCAAAGCATTATTAAACAGGCTAAAATATTAACTAGACGGCAAGACATCCCTAAACAAATTAGATTGTTATTGGGAGAATACGATGATCCTTTTACAAACTATGCTAATACAGTTAAAAATTTATTTACTACTATAGAAACATTTAAGTATGAAGAAGAAATTGCTAGACTAATAGATATTGGTGAATTACAAGGAGCAGCTAAATATGCAGACGCTGTTCCTGAAATGGATACACCTTTAACAACTAAACTACCAACAAAATCAGGAGATCAAACAACCTTAGAGAATAGACTTAAACAACTAAAAGAAGAAAAAGAACAATTTAATATGTCTCAAGATGAATATGAGATAAGAGACAAATTAATAAGGGAAGAATTTGACAAACCCGGAATTAATAAACCACTTAAAGGTTACAGAGCTTACCCTGAAGTTGCTCAAGCTATTCAAATGAATAATGAATTACAGCCAGTAGCAAGTGCGGCTTGGCAAAACTGGTTCTTAACTCCTCAAGCTTATACTAGAGCAGCTAAAACTGTCTACAGTCCTTCAGCAATAGCACGAAACTTCTTAGGTTCTAGTATGATGGCTTTAGGTGCAGGATATATGCGTCCTTCTAAAGTAAGGGGAATGATAGATATTTCTAAAGCCTTAACACAAAAAGAAAATATTATTTCTGGAGATGTGCCTAATGAAGAAATAGAAAAAATGATGGTTAGAGGATTAGCTTTAGGGACTACACAAAGCGGTACAGATTTTAATGCTTTAAAAGGTGCGTTAGCAGAAGCAGGTAATAAAGATTACTTTAATTTTCAATCACCTGTATATAAAGGTACAAACGAATTAAAGAAACGTGCAAAAAAATACAATACAAGTGCTGTTAAACTCTATCAAGCAATGGATGATGTTTGGAAAGAATTTGCTTTCTTAAATGAAAGAGATATGCAACGCCAAACTTTACTTGATAAAGGAATTGATCCTAATGAAATAGTAAGAACGCTTCGTACAGATAAAGGGACACCAGTACCTATAACAAGACTAGACGTAGAGGCTGCTAAACTTGTAGGTGATCATATGCAGAATTATGCAAATGTTCCTAGAATTATAAAAATGTCTCGAAGATTACCTTTCGCTGACTTCTTAGCATTTAAAACGGAGATGGCTAGGACATCTAAAAATATTATAAAGAATGCTTATAATGATATTAAAGATGGTAACGAATTAATGTCAAAAGGTGAAAAAGCTTTTGATATAGATGGTAAAGAAACAGGTCTTTTAAAAGGACAGCATCAGAGAAGTGAAGGAATGAAAAGAATGGGAGCAATAGTATCTACTATAAGCTTTGTTCCAGCATTGGCAGCAACTTCTGCTTATATAATGGGTATGGAAGAACCTGTAGAAGATACAGGCTATACTAAAGCAGAAGGTATAGAAAGAATTATGAGTACTGATTATAATAAAGGAAGTAATTATCTTAATTTTGGTACAGATCAAAATGGAAAAGGTCGTAGAATTAATTTAAGTTATATTAATCCTTGGGCTGCTGGTAGTGATATGATTACAGCAGCAGTCAGAGCCGCTAGTGAAGGACGCAATATTGATTCTGCTATGTCCAAGGCGGCTACTGAAGGTATTATAGCTCCGCTTCGGGATACATTCTCAATATCTATGTTAGGTTCACTTGTAAAAAATATATATGAAAACAAAAATGAATATGGAGAAAAATTATTTGATAATAAAGATAATAGTTTAGATTATCTTAAAACAACAGTGGCTGAAATTTATAAAGCATTTGAACCGGGTGGTATTAAATCAGCTAGAGATATATTTACAGCTGCTGATTTATCTAAACCAGAAGGAGTAAAACGTCCTAAAGATTTAGTTGGAATGGAGGGGTTTGATGCAGAGCCTTCACTAATTGATAGATATGGTATTAAGAAAGGTAAAACAGGAACTAAAAAATATTTACAAGACCAAATTACAGGATTAGCTGGTATTAAACCAGAAGCCTATGATCTTAATACAATATTTCCATTAAAACTTAAATCAATTGAAAGAAAGAATAGAGATACTATTAATAGCTTTAAAGATGTATATCAAAATAGAGGGATAACAACTGTACAAGAACTTGTAGATGGTTATAGAAAATCATTAGAAGATAGCTATAGTTATGCTAAAGATGCTCATGATTTAGTACAACAGTATAAGGCTGCTGCATCTAAAGAAAATGCAAAGGGTAAAATAGTAGCACCTAATTCTGGTGATATAAATAGAGTCATAACTAGAAGCGGTTTATTTAAAGAAAGAATGGATAAGAATTTATTTATTAGAATAAGTTCAGGTAAGTATTTTCCAAAAAAACCTAATTTAAAAGATATAATAAAATGGGCAAAAGATACTAAAAAAGAAACAGGTTTTAGACCACCTGTTAATGAAGCTTTTGGTCTAATAATGCAGCTATATGGACAATATCAAGGTGAATCTTTAAATCCACAAGAAAGAAAAAATGGAGGTCTGGTAAAAATGGCTGAAGGTGGTTCTATTATGGATAGTTTATTAGATATGCTTAATCCTATATCTAAAGCAAACGTAGGTGAAGAAGAAGCTTTAAAAATTTATTTAGGACAATCACAGTCTCCAAAGCCTGTAGAGTTTGAACCAGTACTACCTAATGTCATACCTGAAGTTGAAGATCGTAGTCGTACTGCACCACTGCCTCCAAAAAAACCACCTACACTAATTGATTCTAAGACTATTATGTTTAATCATGTTATAGAAAGATTAAAGCCTGACGATCAAGAGAAAGCTTATAGAAATTTAGAAAAGTTTGCAGAACTAACTAGAAATGCAGAAAGTAGTAACAATTATAAAGCAGTAAATATACCTGTTAATGCAGATGATATAACTAGTCAGATGGGATGGGGTAAGGAAGCTACTACTGCAAAGGGAGCTTATCAGTTTGTAGATGGTTCAATAGTTCCAGCACTCAATAGATTAAAAAGATTAATTGGTGAACAACCTTGGATGACTGACTTGAGAAAAAGCAATGACATTTTTTCATTAACAAATAGACAGCAAGACTTACTTTTTTTTGGAGATATGTTTGAAAAAACAGTAGATGGAACAAAAGGTCTAGGGGATAAGCTTCTTAAAAAAATTATGAAAGGTGATAAGAATGCTATGTTTCAAATGTACAAAAAAGCACATCATACAGGTGAGCTACCACCAGAAGCTTTAAAGAATGCACGAAGAAATTTTTTAGAAGGAAATAAATAATGGATGCCTCTGTAAGTATGATATGGAATGCTGTACTAAGTCTAGCCTGTGGCTCTTTTATATGGTGGGTCAGAGGTGTCAATATTAAGATAGATGACAACCGTAAGCTACTCAGTAGAACTAGAGAAGATATAGCTAGAGAGTACGCTTTAAAAAGTGATGTAGAGAGAGACTTAAAACAGATCATGGATCGCTTTGATCGTGTAGAAATTAAACTAGATAACTTAATGGAGAGAATACTAAAGTAATGTCTATCAACTCAGAATATTTTACAGAGAAAGAACTTTGCTGTAAAGGCACTGGAGAGTGTAACATGGATGATAACTTCATGTTGAAACTAGAAGAACTAAGAAAAAAATATAACACTCCTATGATTATTACATCTGGTTATAGACATCCTGCACATAACATAGCTATAGGTGGAAGTAGATACTCAGCACACATTAAAGGCAGGGCTGTAGATGTACAAGTAATAGGTAAAGATGCCCTACGGCTAATGCGATTAGCATTGGAGTGTGGCATGACAGGCATTGGTGTAGCTCAAAGAGGTCCACATAATAAAAGATTTATACACCTAGATGATTTAGAAGATACTTATGAAAACCCTAGACCTTGGGTTTGGAGTTACAAATAAGGGGATGCTATGCGAAATATTTTATATATACTGCTTCTAGTATTTTGCTTTACTACTGTAGGGTATGCAGCAGACACTAATACTGTAACTTCTACGGTAGTATCTACTGACAAGACGCCGCCCACTGCTTCTTCACCCTCCATAGTAGTTAACAATACTGATGTATGTAAGAGTGCTATGAGTTCAGCAATACAGACTCAGATATTTGGTTTCTCATCTGGTATTACAATTTCAGATATTACGTGTGAGCTACTTAAATTAAGCCGTACTCTGTATGGGATGGGCATGAAAGTTGCAGGGGTTAGTCTTCTATGCTCAGATAAAAGAGTATTTGATGCTATGTGGATGGCTGGTACTCCCTGCCCCTATAAGGGTAAGATAGGCAATGAAGCAAAGATAGCATGGGTAGCTAACCCAAAGGATGCTCCAGAAGGTAACAGTATCTTAATCATAAAAGAAAAAGTTGAGGACTACTCTTCAAATACAGAAGATGATTATCCTATTGATCCAGAAGATAACTAGTCTAATGACTAAGTGGTTTCTTATACTAGGCTTGTGTTTATTTTCTTTAAAAGCTTACACAGAAAATTTAGATACAGAGACTACCTCTAATTACCTACCTAATATGAGTGACTTTACTACATCTGGTGGTACAAATACAGGAGGCGGTAGAGGTTGTTCTTCTGGTAATTTTTGTACAGCAGGTAAACAAGGTCCGGGTGGTACTTATACTAGTACATTTGATTTTAAAAATAATATGACTACAGATCAAATTAATAAAGGATTTGATATAAATTATGGTGTAGATGTTAAATCACATCCAAGCAACTCTGTCTTACCATCATGTGTTGATGGCAACACTATGCAAAACTCTGACTGTAGGGATATATTTAATCTTACAGTTACACTGTTAGATTCAATCAGTGTCGTACATAAATTTGAACATGAAGTAGAGTTAGATTTTACAGGTCTACGATCCTTTTCATTTTCTCAAACAATACCAGAAAATAATTTTATAGATTTACAGGGACAGTTTGAACTCTTTGGTATAGATGCGGGATTCCCAAATTCATTTTTTGGCCCTAGTTTTTCAAATCCATTTCTTACTTCAACCTTTAATCTTATTAGTCACCTAGAATCAGAAGTACTTAATATTATTGATTCGCAAGAAAATATCCAGACTGTAGAAGTACAAGATATTGCAATTCAATCTGTACAAGAGCAACAACTATCTGCTGTAACTACAATAGAAGAAATTGAAACTATAGAATTAAACAGTGTATCAGTTGAACCTGTAGAAACAACTATAGTAGAAGCACAGCAAGAAGTAGAGGTAGAGGTACAACAGGAAATACAAGTAGCTACTGTAGTTACAGTAGAAGAAATTCAAAATGTAGACTTAGACAGTGTATTAGTTGAGCCTGTAGAAACAACCACAGTAGAAGAAGTAGAAGTACAGCAAGAAGTAGAGGTAGAGGTACAGCAAGAAGTAGAGGTAGAGGTTAGCGAACCACAACCGGAACCTGAGACAACAAGAGAGGATGTCTCTGAACCTGAAGAACAACCAAAAACAAAAGCTGAAGTTAAGAAGTCTGTTGCTCAGAAGGTACGTAATAAAGTTGTAAAGAAAATTATGAATAGGATGGGTGATAAGGGTAAGTATGACTCAACTAATCAGGTAAGAACACTGGCTGTGATGGGCATCCTTGGTAGTAGTAAAAATTTCTTTGATACACAAATAACTTTACAAGATACTCCCGGTTTCTTTAGTGGAGTAAGACTAGATGATGGTTCAATACAGACAAATAACGTAGCTCAATATTTAATGTTTGGAGGTAGTAATCAAATGCACTCACAAATGGTAGACAGTCAATGGCAGAAATAGAATACAAAGGCATAAAGCTAGGAGGTAGTAAGCTGCTTCTTCTGGTGCCACTATTGGGGACAATTGGCAGTGGACTTTTTTTTGGCTTTGAATTTTATAAAGACTACATGAACATGCGCTCTAAAATAGAAAAGTATGTTAAGCCTGACCTGTCAGGTATAGATAAGAAGCTTGCTGTATTACATAAAGAAATGATTGGTCTAAAGAAATCTTCTGATGAAGCTAGAGATTACTCAAGAGATATTAAAAATGATCTCAAGCAGGACATCGTAAGAATAGAACGCCTAATAGATGCCACTGAAAAAAGAACTAAGAACGTGCAGGATTCTGTTCGCTCTATGATTGACAAAGAGAATGATCGTAATAGTACACTAAGGGATAGGATCAACTCTCGTATGGATAGTCTTGATGATTCACTACAAAATAAAATGAAAACTCTAACAGAGAAGGTTGAATTAAATATCAAGAACGCATTGGAGAATCCTCTTAGTAAAATGAGAAAAAAATAGGCCCGTAGAGCCTCACTGAGTAGCCTTCTAGGGTAGTTTGTAACCTGTCCTACCCCAGAGGTACCAATGTTGCTGTACGGGCCTTCTACCCCACCTAGCGTTGATTTAGTCTATTTCAGTGGTATCTTCCTTCTCTTCTACCACCTCTATAGCTTCTTCTTCTTCATCCTCCATGAAATCACACTTGTTTAGTAGGGTATATACTTTATCTGGACCCAGTATATTTAAACATTGTACTATACCTTCATCCAAAGACTTCTCATCAATCCCTCCATCCATGTCAGAGTTATTACCTCTAATCCTAGACAATAACTCAAGAGCTTTTAATGCACTATTTGTATGACCGTTGGCTCTTGCAAATGTATATTGATTCTCGATCTCTTCAATAACATCTACATTAGTTACGAGTTCATTCTCTAGTTCTCTTACTCTTTCTGCAACCTCTTCATTATTGATAAGCCTGTAGCCTTGGTTGGCTGCTGACGCTGCTGAGTATCCTGCTACTTTTGCTGCTTCAGTTGCATTCCTATGCAGGATATATGACTGAGCAAACTTTTCCTGTTTTTCATTAAGAGCCATATGTGAACTAACTTAATTATGCTTCATGTTATTTCTTTGTGTACCATTCTTTTTCTCAAAAGTACGCATACCACCAAGACCTAAGAGAGCAAGTGTTAGTGACATTAATCCTTCAGTTTCAATATTAGGTAGCACTATAGATTGACCGCTGACAGCCATAAACCATAATGCTACTGGTAGAAAAACAAACTGCCAAGCTAAACCAAAAGCACATATCCACATGATAGCAGGTCTTGCCCCTGCAATAAAAATTGAAGGATGTTTAGCCTGTTCTTTATTCACTTCTATTTGAGCAAGGTTTGCATCTGAGTATGCTTTACGCAACTCAAAGTCTAACTTAGTTTTTAAATCTTTATCCTCAATAAATTTATCAAGAATTTTACCTGTTACTCCAATAACTGAATCTGCAATTCCTAACATTATTCTTCTCCTAATATTACATTGTTTGTATCTTTATCCCTTTGAGTTAGGGGTACAATATTAATACGCTTATGTATCTTATACCCCTCTGTTACTAGTTTATTATCTTCGTTTACAACATCAAAGAAGACATAGACAGTAAAGTCTGGATACTGTTTAGTAAAGTCTTCAGTAATCTCAGCAATATATTGCAACCAATCATAGGGACTGTGTATAGAAATATGTGCATTACTACCATCAGATAACTTCTTTACTGCTGGCATACATGCAATATTAAGAAACACCATCTTTTGAGAGTAGCTAAAGATTTCCCTGATCACCCAATCTAAATCACTAGTTGGCACATGTTCTAATACATCAGTTGAAATAACTGCATCATACAAACCCATTGGCAACTTGTTATGCTCTTCATACCCCGGATCAAAGAGTGCAAGCTTATCCAATCCCCAATACTCAGTAAGAGGTACTTGCAGTGCATCATTACTGCGAGTTACTTTCTTAAAGTCTTCTGTATATAGAAGACCCTTACCACAACCATAATCAATTAGACTTTTACATTCATGCTTGTCTAAATAATTTTTAATTATATCTATAAACTTTACGAGACTACGCCCATTGAACATACCGTCACTAACTTTGTGCATATTCTGGTATTCAATGAGTAGCTCAGTGTATCTCTTGGATGGTCCCTGCCTACTCAATAACTTATTAGTATCAATCATAATATCCCTCAAATTGTGGACGTTTTTCTTTGGCTTCCTTAAGATTCCACAGATCAGCTACCATAGTATTTTTACCATGGAAAGTCAATACACCTTCAAGACCTTCATCGGAGAATACTTTTTCACAGTCCTGACCCATAGCTAGAAGTTCACCTGTAGTCCAATATGTGTTGTTGTCTACTGTTACTTGGAAGTATTTAGGTCTAGGTGTCTCACCACCTTCTAAATCTCCTGTAGTCTCAGTCATCTGCTCCTTGGTAGGCTCTTCCATACAGCAATCAAAACCAAAAAGATGAATGTCTCTAAAGCCTAGAGTATGAAGCATACCTATACCCCTCATGGCAGCACACGTACCGCCTGTAATTAGGGTAGCACCCTTTGGAATGCCTAGCTCATCCATGATCTTTACTTGCTGGTTTTTAATCTGCTGACCTTGTTCTTCCTCACTTCTTAGTGAATCAGTAAAGGCGTGCCATCCCCATACATTACAATCATTCTCAATAAGATATTCAGTAACACTAGGATCAGTCATGGATGCCACCATAAACCTAGTTTTACGATTAAGCTTTTTAAATAATTCCTTACGTACTATACCATGGGTAGATACACCAGTGATAGGACGTGGATCAAGAATAATACAACCCCAAGGAACAATACCATTCTTTAAAAGAGTAGGATATGAATGTTTAACACATAACACTTTAATATCTTTGTGTTCATTAATTAACTCTTTAATATCAGCATAGTCAGTAAAAGGACCAGCTGATACCAGAATAGCTTTACCTTTATGTATTGGATGTTTAGATACCCACTTCTTATCATTAAGAAGTTTCATATTAGAGATAATGTTATTTCTAATATAATCTTTAGGAACACAGTCCCTTGGGTGTACAATTACAGGGACTCTCTTTAATTCATCAGGGCATTCGGGAAGTGAGCTATCGGAGAGAATAAGAGCGAGATGAGTATTCCCACCACCAACAACATTATCACTAGAAGGTAGAACGTATTTCCTAACATCAGTGGATTCATCGAATACAGTCCAACCATCCTCAGTAGTTTCTTGAGCGTTAACTTTCTTCGTAGGTATTTTATTAAAGACATTTTTAACTCCATGATATTCTTCTGGGGGTATATTATCTTCATCGTCTTTAGTAAAGAAATGATCCATAACTACAATAGGAACATGTTTAAGCATAGAATATTCATGCTCTACAGTTTTAATACTATTACCACTACCTATCATAGCAAAATCAATCTTACCTAGTGTTAAAGATGTGAGAGTATTACGTACATTTCCTTTATGAAGTTCAAAAGTAAACTTCTTATTACTCTTCTTCATAACTTCGGTAAACTCATTCAGTCTTTTAACAACTGCGTTATAAGTATTATGAGGTTTTACATTAAATTCTTCTTCATCAATTTCAATACTGGCATCTTCAAATAGATCGTAGCCAATGTAATGTACTTCATCGGAGTTTTCAAATGAGGCCAAAGCCATTTCAATAGCACGACCGCCATTCCATGTACCTGTTTCTAAGATAGTCTTTGGCTTGTAGTTCCTTATAATATCAGCAAGCTGCTTGTACCTATTAGGTAAGATGTCAGGAGAGGTTGCTTCATCAGATAGTTTAAATATTCTTTCACCATTAGCATCCCTAAGAGCAATATTAGTACTACCCTTTAGATGAATAAAGAGATCGTTTACTATAGAGTTTTGTGAGCTTAGTTCATGTACTCGCATACCATGAGCAGTATAGATAGTCATAAGCCTACTCATAATGAAACCATCAAACCACTCACGATAGTTTAAAAATTCACTAGAGATATAACAACCACGTAGATCGCCAAGCATATCAACAGGTGTTTGTCGTGATAGATTAAAACCCTGTAAAAAATAGTCTGGATCACCCTCATCATCCACTAGATAAACGATGTCACATTTATCTTCGTTAATGGGTAACATCTTATTAAGAGAATCTACTGTAATATTTTTCTTAGAAATAGTATCAGCATCTAACCAAAACAACCAACACTTCTCATTCTCAAATGCAGCTTCAGTGAGAGCCATTACTTTAGGTATGAATGTAGTGGCATCTATTGCACGATTATACTGTACTGCTCCTCCTTCAGTTCCGTTGTGTATTTTATTAGCTTCCATACACTCATTGTATTCTTCCATTTCTTCTAGGTTATGGTAGAAGATGTTGTTAGCCTTGGGAAGAGAATGTTTTTTAATATCTACATCATAGTAGTAACAATGAATCTCTATAGATGATTCCCATGAGGTAGTCATCAACCTAAGAAGATGCGAAGACATCTTCTGTAGGTAGTCTTCATTGAAACATGTTACAAACTTATACTTCATTATACATATCCATTGGCTTTACTTTACCTCGCCCTGCTAGGTATGTATAATCTCCATTCCATTCGGCTGCATACTTGCCATCAATAGTCCGACCACACTTCCAATCTTTAAACCAAGGCCCACCTGTAGTAAAGTGTACGTTCTTAGCATTCATGTCTTCTGGAGAATGGTTGTCCAACCAGTTCCATTCTTCATGGATAGTTCCTATATCAGAATCTTTATCAGGAAGCCACTCAAAGCCGTGCAGGTATCTACCTGTTTGTGTGTTTACAAGTTCAGGGGTAAGATTCTTATTGAGATTATGACCACAGTTAAAGAGCATAAGGCTAGACCAATTCTTACGGCGGTAATTTTCTTGCTTACGTCCATCCATTTTAAAACCATCACCCGGTTCATACTTATGTTTAACACAGTATAGAGGGTAGTAGTCTGAGTTATACTCTTCAAAGATTTCATTGATGTCAGTACGTAGGTACATGTCAGAGTCCATGTACAAGGCCCAACCTTCATACATGTTCATGGCTGGTACCAAAAAGCGGGTAAAACTAAACTCACTTGAGAAGGGCTTACCATCAATCTTATCAATAGTTTGTCCATCAACTACATCAAACTTTCTGGTGTACATTCCCATTCGTTCTACTACATCACGCCGGATAGGTACAACACGTACATTATCTACGGCTATGCGTTCAATTGTAAACTTTAAAACTTCATAGGCTGTATCTTCTTTAGGATCATATCCTATGTATACAGTGTTGGGTGATTTCTTCATCTATGTTCCTTTTTTCCAGAAGAGTTTACCAGTATCAGGATTGTAAGTTAATAATTCTCTAGCTATTTCAGCAGTAAGTTCCATAATAATTATCCTTATACACTATATTTGTTTATCTGTCAAGCACTTTCTGCCCATACTTCTGACCAGCTACCACTTAATGCACCCTTTGCATAATCAGTAGAGTGGTTCTCAAAGAAGTTAGTATGCGTAGGTGCATTGATCATAGTCTCTACCCAAGGCAGAGGATTACGTTTGACCTTGAAGATACCCTTCATACCCATAGAGATAAGCCTACGGTCTGCAATGTACCTGATGTATTCCTTCACCTCAGTATCCCTAAGACCTTCTACCTTACCCATCTTAAATGATAGGTCTACAAACTTATCTTCTAGGTCAACCATAGTCTCTGCAATGCTATAAATAGCTGACTTGGTTTCATCGTTCCACTCCTCACGGTTCTCTTCGATATAAGTTCTAAAGAGTTGGATCATGCCCTCTGCATGTTGTGTCTCATCTACAATAGACCACGTTACAATCTGTCCCATGCCCTTCATCTTACCATGGCGTGGAAAGTTAAGCAACATGATAAAGCTAGAGAACAGTGCCAGCCCCTCAGTAAAGGCAGAGATAGCAGCTATCTTAATAGGCAGAGATATTTTCTTACTGTTTACATTAGCCATGAAGTACTCATGCTTCTCACGCATGGCAGCGTACTCCAAGAACTCATTGTATGTAGAGTCAGGCATACCTAATGACTCAATCAAGTGTGAGTAGGCTGCAATGTGTAGTGCTTCTCTAGCAGCAAAGCCTGATAACATCATACGTACTTCAGGTTGCGGAAAGTTAGGTAGGTAGTTATCAATGTACCCACCAGACACATCAATGTCTGACTGAGTAAAGAACCTAAAGATATTGGTTAAGAAATACTTCTCTTCAGTAGAAAGGGTATTCTTCCAATCTTTAATATCTTCCATCATGGGTACTTCAGTGTGCAGCCAGTGAGACTGCTCATGTTTCAACCACAAATCATATGCCCACGGGTAGTGAAACGGTTTGAAGTAGTCACGTTTATCTTGAAGCTTTAGTTTACTGGTCATAGTAAGGTCTCTTTCCTCTGTTGTCTTTCCACTGCCTCGGTATGTCATCTAGGTGTTCAAAAGGATAGCGGCTGTTCCAAATAGCACAGGATATGCTAGTAAAAATTCCGTATCCTTTTGATCTTAAATGACAGTACCACTTGTATATCATACTAGCCCTCACAGGCTAAACACTCATCACCAGAAGCAAGTGCTTCCATATCAATCTCCTGTATAATATCTCGTTCAATCTTACGTGATACTTTGTCAGCCTTACCAATCTTTTCAGATCGGCAGTAGTACATAGTCTTGACCCCTTTCTTCCATGCCATAAAATGCACAGCATGTAAGTAAGTGATGTTTGCATCTGGCCTGAAGAAAACATTGAGTGACTGAGACTGATCAATGTATTCCTGCCTATCAGCAGCATGTTCAATCACCCACCGCTGATCAATCTCCATAGAAGTCTTGTATATCTCTTTCTCTTGATCGTCCAAGCAACGTAGGTGCTGCACTGAACCATCGTTAGCAATGATCGAAGACCAGATACGATCATAGTTTAAGTTAGTATTCTCTTTACATTTCTCATTGATTAACTTGTCTAAGTACTTGTTTTTATTTAAAAAAGAACCACTTAAAGTATCTTGTCTATATGCGTTAGCTCTCCACGGTTCAATAGATGGAGAAGTATTACCCATAATAATAGAGGAAGAAGCATTAGGTGCAATAGCCATGACATGACTACACCTTAGTCCAGTGCCTTGTGCATCAGGAGCCTCACCTCTTTCACGTCCAAGCTCAAGGTTAGCTGAGTCAAGTCCTGATCTAATATGTCTAAATATTCTCATATTAGAAGACTTAGCCAAGGCAGATTCAAATGGTATACCCTTCTTCTGTAGGTAAGCATGAAAACCCAAAGCACCTACACCTACACTACGCTCACGCATTGCTGAATATTTAGCACGGCTAATACTATCAGGAGCATCCTCAATAAACTTACTCAAAGTATTGTCCAACATTTCCAAGACATCTTTAAGAAAACCTTTATCCTTAGACCACTCATCAAAGTATTCTAGGTTAAGAGAAGACAAGCAGCACACAGCAGTACGCTCTTTATTAGTTGGTAGTATAATCTCTGAGCATAAGTTAGACTGATTAATCTCCAAGCCAATTTGCTTCAACCATACAGGCATCTTCTCATTGGATGTATCAATGAAGTGTATATATGGCTCGCCTGTTTGCATACGCATTTCTAAGATACGCTGCCACATATCTCTTGCTGATACAGTATCTTTAATTTCTTTTGTATGTGGATCACGTAGATGCCAGCTATCATCTACATTAGGATCAGTCATAGAATCTTCAATAAGCTGCATAAACTTATTGCTAATGTTAATACCATGATGAAGGTTCAAGCATCTAAAGTTTTGATCACCAGTAGGTTTACGCATTTCCAAGAACAGAAGAATATCAGGGTGATCAATATCTAGGTAAGCAGCATAGCTACCCCTACGTGTACGTCCCTGACGGTAAGCTAGGCTAGAGGCATCATACATCTTTAGATGCGGCATCATACCCGTGGATTTGTCATCAGCAGAACGTATGCCAAAACCAATACCTACACCACCACCATACATGGATAACCAGTTAGTCTCTGATAGATTGTTTACTAATCCTTCGGCAGTATCATCAATGTAGTTAAGATAACACGATATAGGTAGTCCACGTTTGGACCTTCCATAAGATAGTATAGGAGTAGAGTAAGACAACCAATGCTTAGAAGCATAGTCATAAAGTCTTTGAGCGTGATCGTTATCAGTAGAAAATGTTTTAGATACAAAAGCAAATCTCTCTTGCGGAGACAACTCATTATCCATCATATAAGATTCTTTAAGCCTAGCAATACCAAGCTCGTCAAATAATTGATCTTGTGCGGGATTGATATTGATGCCAACGTGGGTCATTTGAGGCATGTAGTTAGTCTCCTTTATTGTATTCCATTTGTAATATCATCTGTGCATAGTGAATTACTTTACGTATGTCAGCTTCACCATCACCCTTTGTCCTGTGCCTAGTAATATACTTAACTACATTACCTTCAAGAAAGTCAAGCCCGTTAGAATATATATACTCTACGGGCTGTATCTTGCAATCTTTATAATGATTACCTCCAACTTGTGTATCTAATGCTTTGGTTTTATCATCTAGTATTTTTTCTACTTGCTCTCTATCCTCTTTCATTCGTCTTAAGATGTAGCGATCTCTTTCTTCAACCATCCACTTCACGCCTACTTCCTTTTAGATTTTTTAAGTTTTCCATTACAAGACTCAACCCAATTTGAAAAGGTATTTGCAAACAGACATGGGAATACAGCGTGGATTAACAACGCCAGCCCAATTGCTATACCTTCTCCTAACATACTTAAAGAAAATAAAAAGTGTTCTTTGTATGTCATACTAACATCATTCAAATGTTTATTCATCTTTAACTCCTTTCCATACACGATTTAATTTTTCTCTTGCTTCATAACCACTCTCTGAATTAATAACATAAGCTGCAAACTCTCTAACATTAGATGGTTTAAGACCTGCACAATCACATACAAATTCAAAGTTTTGGCTTGTTACACCTATAGAAGCAAAGAACCAATTGGTGGCTTGATTTCTAATAGATGTTATACTTGTATTTTCATCATTTATTTTTGGATTACTTACATCAAGTAATGCTTGATAGATAACTGATAAAAATAAAAGGTTCTCCGGCTTGGTAAACTTTTTAGATTGAAAACCTAAAATATTATTTAAATCTTTCGGGTTCATTCTCAAACTCTTGTACTGGCCTATAAAACTTACCACCCACATAATTATTATAATATGCTGGCTCATCTGTACCCTCTAAGATAGATGATAAAACATTATATTTCATCTGGTAATATAGCTCATAATATTTTAGACTTCTTTTATTTTTAAACTCTGCTATAATTTCAAACTTAAAATTTCTTTTACCTAATTTCTTAATATCTTCTAATAGTAATTTGGAAGAACCCATATAGATAAGCCAATTAGATTCTCTCTTAGTAGCTTTAGCACTACCCTTCTTTCTTTTTACTGGATGCCAATACTGCTTACAGCCTACGTAAGCCTTACCTGTTTTCTTATTCGTAATAAGATAGACAAAACCAAAGTATTTATTGGGATCAGGTTTTGTAAAATATTTCCAGTGCATTCAGGTAGTTACTTCCTCAACGTCAGGCGTCTTAATAACTTTAACCAAGTCTCTCGTACCATTTGAATACTTAAAAGTACGTATTCCTTTACCTTGGTTAGCATCAGCCCAACACAAACCCTTGTGTCTACAATAAATACAACCAGTAGAAAGCTTAAGGTTGCCAGACTTCCCATCAGGAATAGCATCATAGCACCTAGAAGGTACGCTACTTCCTTTAACCACTTCTTTAAGGTGTTTAATTCTGTTACTAGCATTAATCATTTCCATAGAATGAACTGGTGTTAAACAAATCTTACCAGTAGATTTATCTATAACAAGGAAAGCTGCTTGCTCTATACCATTGGCTTGAGCATAGGCAGAAATCTGTGCTATGTATCCAAAGGGGTCGTCGTCAGCTATTGTATTAGACTCAAACTTTTTAAAGCTGAATCCAGAAGCAGACTTACAATCAACCAGAACCCCATCAATAATTGCATCTTGATGTCCTAATACTCCTTCTACTGTAACTTCTTTTTGCTGCGACTCTACTGTGTGACCCGCTATAGATGCACAGAGTAGTAGAAGTTCTTCAAGAATATATCCATATAGAAACTTAATGCGTGTACTTGGTGGTAACTTTTCTTCTGTTGTTTCTGTATTAATATCATACCATAACTGTCTGTCAGGCTTTCCTATTGCAGACAACCTAAGATTTTCACTATCCCTTGGTTTGCTGTACATAAATTCTTTGATGTGTACCTTAAGCATTTCACCAAAGTTATTTATAAGATCATCTACTTCTTTCTCATTACGTTTTATAGGTGTGAGATTAAATAACTCATAAATGTCTTCTACTATTGTATTAATATTTTTCATAATAAGATAGGGGTGCTGCACTAACTCTTAAAAATGCAGCACCCCATCCTTACTTAGTTACCAAAGGGAATGTCGTCTGATTCAAGATCAGCCATTTGAGAAGCAGCATTATTAATATAGCCACCTTCTACAACATCAAAGCCTTCATCTCCATACTCAACTAACTCAACTACTTGAACTGCTGCAAGATCAGCAGACGTACCTGACTTACCTGCATAGTTCCACTCAAAGGGAAGTGCTTTTACTTTAACCACACTGCCATTCCCAATAAGTTTATTGTCCCAAGGATTGTTTTGAGAATCCACTACCGTAGGTGCTGGACGTGGACCATTCTTACCCTGTACCTTACGCTTCAACGTGACAAATTCACCACGTTCATCTTCTTTGTTACGTACATTCAGACCTGCACCTTCTACTAAAGCTTTGGTATCTGCATCAAGGCAGATATCTATTTGCCAAGCAGGTTCAAACGTGCTGTTAGGCTCTACAACAGAGGCCCAATAGCATTTACCAGTTAAATATAGAGGTTGAATAGGCATATTAGTTTTCCTTGTGTTTAGTGCCACACTATTGCGGCTGTTGATATTGTGTTTGTCTACTACTACAACTCCATCAGTATATACTATCTGATTTAAATTGTCAACTACTTAATGTGTATCAGCCCATGTTTTTCCAACTTTATAATCACAGTCTAATTCACATTTCATCTTAAGTGTCTTTGTTGTCTGTGTCATTGCCTCCTTTGTTAGTCTACAAAATCTTTCTATATCAGGGATAGCTACTTCAAACTGATACTCATCATGTATTGAAGCAACTAATCTTACATCCAACTTAGCTTTAATAACTCGTTCCATGATGTGAACAAGCCACTGCTTACATACTATAGCACCAGCACCCTGTAGTAAAGTGTTAAGTGCTGCATGTTCTGATCTAATACGTAAAAGCCTACCATCTAAAGCTTTTATTGTACCACCAGCAGATTCTTTACTAACCAGCATTCTAAGATGTTTAAGGGCTGGCATGTTATTTAAGAACCTAGTTATTAACTGTTGTCCATGCTTGGCTGTACCACCTACTATCTTACCAATCTTGGCTGCACCTGCACCATAAAGAAACGCATAGATAAAAGTCTTGGCTTGATCTCTAGTTTGTAATCCTGCTGCCTCTTGATTAGCTGTATGTACATCACCTGTTAATACAATGTTTGTATATTCAGGATCATTCATGTAGTGTGCCAAGCATCTTAGTTCAAGACCACTGGCGTCAACACCTACCAAACGATATTTAGATGTATCATCAACTGTCCATAGTCCTCTACATTCTTTGCCGTAAGGACTATAGACAGCGGGAACTTGTGCCATATTAGGAGATACATGTGCCATTCTTCCTGTTATAGTACGTAATGTCATTACACTACCACGAACTCGATTATCTTCTTGACATGCCATGATCCAAGACTTTAGTAGGCCAGTACGTTTCTGCAATAAAAAATATCTATTAAACATCTTAGCTTCTGGCATGTCAATCTTAGATAAAACTTCTTCATTAATAATCACATTACCTTTGTCAGTAAACTGTGTAGGTTTCCAGCCTTTTGCCTGTAACCTATCAGCAATTTGTTTACGACTTGCTATATTGAAGGGTATGTATTTAGTTTTAGTCTTTAGTATTACTTCAGTTGGTTCAAAATCTTCTTCTGCCTTACGCTCCAGTGTAGATAATTCATCTTGCAACTTAGCCTGTAAGATCATAGCTTCTTTTATTTTAAAAGAAAAGCCATTCTTCTGTTGCTTATCTATGATAGCCCTGACTTTACCCTCTAGCTCGTAAGCTTTAGGATTGAACGATTTACCTTCTACCTCTAACTTTTTTGCTACAAGCCGTGTTACTTCTGTGTCACGTTTACAATACTCTAACATTTCAGGTGAGTAGTGTGCAAAATCATGGAAGTCACCTTTCTCAAAGACAAGGGTCTTACCCCAAGCTTCAAGCGAATGACCACCATCACGTATAGGATTATATAACTGTGACTCAATGAGAGTATCACGTATCTGACTAAGCTTTATGTTACATCCAAGCAAACGATTCAGGACAGGAGCATCGAAGCTGATACCATTGTGCATAATAAAGGTATCAATTTGCTGCGACCAACTAGCAAACTCCGAACACTCCTGCCCTACCCACGTCTTAACCTTATTAGTTTCATAACTCCTTGCTACAATACAGTGTATCTTTTTTGCATTTAAACTATCAGTTTCAATATCAACTATAGCTGTTGTCATTATACTTTAATGAGACAAGCATCCTCCACTGGTATATGAAAGAACTTCTCACCCTCTTTGATGTTTCTATTAGATACTTCTTTTACTTCGCAGTCAAGTAAAATATTTGCGTCAATATGCCATGCTTGTTTGCAATCGTTACGCCACACTATAAATGTAAAGAGTGCATTGGGATATTCTTTTTTCCACTTAAGTAACAAGCGGTTCTTTCGGTAAGGGATACGTACTTCTTTCCAACTAGGGTTCCACTCGCCTTTCCAAGAATACTTAACCTCTACTTCATAAAGATGATGAACATTTTCTGTAGCTTTGCAGATAATATCAAAGTCTTTCCTTTCTGTAGTATCAATAGTTGTATAGTTCATATCTTTAATATACTTCAGAGTAGCTTTCTTGGCGTCTCTATCAGCTATTTGATACAAAGCTCTGTCAAATTGTTTACGTTTACCCACATCACTCATTTTATTTTCCTTTAATGTTGTGAAGTAAACCCTCGCCTCAGAGAGGCGGCGAGGGTTTACTGATATTTTATCTTTCATTTTCTGCAAAAGGATTATCAATCTGTGACATCCTACCAGTATTTTTATCATAGTGCAAGTAGCAAGCAACACCAGTGTCACCAGTGTACCTATTCTTTAAGATACGTATGGTAGTAGTGTTGGCTGCTTGTTCGTCGTCTGCCTGTTGGTTACGCTCCAGCGCAATTACTGCGTCAGATAAGTGTGCAATACTGGCAGACCCACGTAGATGTGATAGGGATACCTCACGTCCATCCTCATGCCCACGATCACCACTTGGCCTACGTAGGTGACTCACAAGCAGCAAGCCTATGTTTGTTTCTTCAACTAGAGAACGTAACTTAGTCATTAGAATATCAATTGACTTACGTTCATCACCGTTGTCTTCTTGACCTGATACCAAGATAGATAGATGATCAAGAATAATCCACTTGGTTTCTAGTGCCTTTGCCATGTAACGAACACGGCCTAAAATTTCATCGTTGCTTATAGAACCAAAGTGATCAAAGGCAAAGAACCTACCACTGCCTATAGTTTTATCTTGCCACTCACGTAGTTGTTCTTTGGTATACTGATCACGTACTTCTTTGATATAGAGCCTAGCATTGGCTTCCACTGACATGATATTGAAAGCTGTATTTCGTATGCTTTCTTCCATTGCCAAAATACCAATGTTATCTTTGGTGTTCATTAACAAGTGGTGCATTAGCTCACGCATGATGCTGGACTTACCCATACCAGCACCACTGGTAAACGTCACTAACTCACCCGTCCTCATGCCATAAGTCTTCTCATTCATCTGTGTCCAAGGGTAGAGACAAGTCTCACAATATTTTTCATCGTATAGACTATCTCCTAAATCATGAAGGTTGACAATGCCAGCAGGAGTAAAGGGTTTAGCACCCCACCATGCAGTCATAAACTCTTCTGACTTACCTACCTTGAGATATTCGTTAGCATCCTTCAAGTCTAGGTTCATAACCTTACACTTATTAGGCTCAAAGATTTCAGCTACATCAGCAGCCGCTTGCTTGCCAGCCTTGTCGTTGTCAAAGCATAAAACTACCTGATCAAACTGATTAAGGTACTCAAAAGATTGCTTACAATTAGCTACAGCAGATTGCGCCCCATTCTTTAGGGAAACACAAGGCCACTTTGATCCCATCATTTGATAGGCAGACATAGCATCTACTTCGCCTTCACAAATGGTAATGAACTTACCCTTTTGAGTAAATACATTCTGACCAAACAATCCGGCACTGGTCATTGTCCCTTCAGACCAGAACTTTTTGTTGGCTGTGTCACGTACCTTATTACAGATATGATTACCATTCGTATCATAATACTGATAGACATGGTGTGTTATCATGGCCCCCTTCTTTTTTATGAGAGTGCCATACTTCTTAGCCGTATCTCTAAGAATCTTTCTATCTGAAATATCACTATAGTCAGCCATCTTGCTGTATGTTAATTCAGTGTATATTTGTTGTATCGGTGATTGAGTAGCCATAGAATTGACTTCCTTTGAGTGTTGATAAGTTTTACAGCTAAAGCAGTAGGTATGTCCATCAGGGTAGTGATGATTAGCGTCAGAAGAATTACAGTTAGGGCATGGCCCTTTTCTTCCTTTTTCTTCGGGTTGCATTGGGGTATCCTTTTGCAATTGAATAGGTCTCATGGTCTTTTAGTTTTAAGACATAGCATAATTGTTGCCTGTTATCCAACTCTTTCTGTGCTTCATATTTAGTCCTATAACTCTTTATAATTTTATTCTTATATAATATATTATACATCTTCAAAAGTTTCTTTCCAAAGATTTATAACAAAGTCTTCTTTATCTTCCATGATTTCGTTAAGCTCAATCTTAGCTAAGTGGCGAGCTTCTTTAAGATCATAGCCTTCTTCTTTATACTGTCGAACAAGGTTCCTCAGTATAGCTGATTTTTCTTTCTGCCAAAAATTCTTACTCATCTAGTATATCTTTTAAAAACTCTTCTACGTCTTCTCTATTTGTAGGTTCATACCCATTATCTAACATAGTGTACCATAAATCAGCAGGATAACCAAGAGATTTTCTTAAATACTCTTGCTTCTTTTTCCAATGACTATAAAAATTATGTATCTCTGCCGTCATTTAACTCAGCCCATAACTTATTTGGGGCATTATCCTTCTTTGCAATAGACAATTCTTTTCTAAGTTGTTTATTAGCATCAGTCAACTCCCTTACTTGTAATTTTAATGTAGCTATATTTTTATGTAATACAGCTACATATCCATTATATTCGTCAGTGAACTCTGTCAATTTTAATAAATCCTTCTTCAAATACTACACTATCATCAATTCCTAGAGAGTGTAGAAATTCTATAGCTTCTTTTTCAGTATTAAATTTAAGAGGAATACCATTAGGTGAGGTTAATAGATCAAAGCAATCAAAATTTTTTGAATTTAGATATTCCTCTAGAATATTTTGAACTATAACATACATACTAACTTAAGACTTCCGTTTATTTTTAAATTTTCTGTATGTAGTTACATCATTTTCAAACCAACTAATTTCTTTTTCAATTTCTGTACGTGCTTCGATAAGAAACTCTAACTTTTTTTCTAGTTGAAGAAGATTATAATCAGGGCTACCTACTAAAGTTGGGTTGCCCCTTATTTTTTTAATCGCCTGAACGCTAATCATCTTTACCTCTTTTATTTACTCCAAAAATATCGCCAATGGTTTCAGGGAATAGATCATATTCTTTAGACATCCCACCTACAATATCTCTTTTAATATCATTGAGTGATAACTCAGACCAATAAACTTCTAGTGCTTTAGTATCACGTTTAGCCTTAAACATATGATATTCTCCCGCAGGAACTATCGCTACGTCTTCCGCATATAAAACTGTAACATCTACTAAGTCATAGTCTTTCCACCTATGTATTTCTAACTCACCGTCCTCCACATAGAAAGCATTTATCTTTGACTGATGACAATGCTTAGAGCAATACCCACCAGCATTAACAAAGATAGAATGCAATTCTATTTGAGGGCGTTGAATGAGGGGGATTGTTGTTCCCCACACCTTTCCTTCTATTATACTCATTTACTTTGACTCAACTCTTCATTCATGTTTAAGAAACTATTAATATCTGTTAAACTTACTTCTGAAATACTTTTTGATTTAATACCAGAAGCTTCTAAAACAGATAGAATATAATCTTCTAAGTCTTCTGGTATGTGGTTGTGATTAGTGTAGTTAAAAAAGTACATCTTTACATTCCTTATCATATAGAAGCAAGTGCTTCCTATTATACCATACAATTATATTACCTACAATAGTTAGTCAAATAATATTTTTAACACCATAACTATTATAGTAGGAATTATAATAAACTCTAACATTATACAGCCTCTAACTCTAACCAAGTAGGTGACACCAACATTTTCTTTACAGCTTCCTCACGCAATACCCTCTTTTGATGACCCTTAGTATGTTGGTAAGGTTTGCTAGAAAAAGAAGAACCTACGTGAGTAGACCACGCAGTAGCAGCCTGATATGCTGTCCATAGTGAACCCTTCATTTGTGTACCGTACTTCTCATAGAGACCCCTACCATGTACGTGACGGTTCTCATTGTCAAACGTCTTCATGAGGTTAGACAACATAACTTTGTTAGCCACGTTCTTACGCTTGACATTATCAAATCGCTTTGCTAATGTCTTGGTAAACAAATCAATTGCATTGTCTCTGCTAAGTTCAGTATTGTACCATTTCTTCATTTGTGTCAGGCCATCACCAGAAATGTACTCAGATGCCGCCTTGATCTTGGCACCAAATGTCACAGCATCAAAGCCTTTAGTGTGCCTACCGTATACATAGGCCAGCTTATCACCAGTGACTAAGGTGTTAAAACAGAACGCTCTGAACAAGCCCATCATGCCATTGTTAGCCCATGTCCTGTTATGGCTAGTACGAAAGACAAACTGTGGTATTACAGGGCCAGTTCCATCTATGTCCTGTGCATGAGCAGGAAACTTGGCAACCAGCTCCATCCTTGCACCATTGTCATAAGTATTGGTGGTAAATTCAGCATCAGTCAGGTCTAACCCTGCTAGATTGAGTGCTTCTTCAATCTGATCTACGATAGTAAGATACTGTGTAGGCTCATAACTATCTGACACAATAGCCAGTGGTTCCAGAGTATCTACACGACGCAGACCTACCCCAATCTCTGTAGGTACTTTAGTTAAGGTGCTAGGGTTATATAGCCCAGAGTAGGGTGTATACAGTGGGAACTTCTCTACTTGAAAGTTTAGTTTATCATGGTCAAACATATTCATTCTCCAATTTTTAAGGTAATAGGTGCATCTTTATCATGAAAGCATTCTAGTGTAAATTTCTCTCCTTTAGTTGTTGTTACTTCTACATCTATTGTTCCAAATGTTTTCATATCTATTTTAGATATAACAATATTACTTACGTTGTGTATTGTACCTCTTTTCATCATCTTCCCTTTCAGTGTTACACCAGTGTTATACTAAGAGTATTCGAGTAGTCTTTTGTCACTTCATCTATAGTATCATAATGATAATTTTTTTCATAGTATTCCTTCTCGCCTGTTCCTTCACATTCATGGCATTTATATGGTATAGTATTATAACCGTATAATTCACCTTGTCCATTACAATCTTCACATTGTTGTACAATAATCCAAGTCATTTCATTTCCTTATATGTTTTCATAGCTATATCTGTAGCTGCATGTTTAGCTTCACCTTCACTCATGCCATTAGCTATTAATTCATCAAAGGCTTCTTCCCAGAATTGTAAGAGTATTTCTTCATTCAACAACATGGTTTAAATTATCCTCTCTAATTTCTTCCTTTGGAATAAAGTATTGAAGCAATCCCTCGCTTCGCAGAAGTGAGTGAGGGATTGCTGGTGGTTGATCACGCTGTCTTCTTTAACTCGATTTGGAATAGTGTGTATGATCGTTAATAAACTCAATGAGTTCTTTTGCATCATTTAGTCCTATCACTTTTCCAATAATTCCTTTAGAATTTCCTTCTTCATCTACGTTAATCATAGCTGCCTCAATAGAACCTTTTTCTCTAATACCTGATACTCCTAAATTATTTTTCTCATGAATAGAAACTTGAATTAAAGATATGTAAATATTATCTCTTAATTTTATCCTAATTCCACTTGACATTTTAGTTACCTTTCTAAGGCTGCAATTAATCTAGTCTTGACTTGATGTTCATAGGGTATTTCTTCTGGCTTTTCATTAAAAGCTACTGATTTATCATATGGTTCATCTGTTCTTTTTTTTCTCCTACTTATAGAATTTCTATGTTCTGAACTAGGTTTACATAATCCGGCTCTATTTTTAATACCTATCACAGAGTTTCTAGTAAGTAAATTATGTAAATGACCTCTTAACTTTTTGTTTGCTTCTTGAGCTACTTGTGAAGAACTCAACCCATCTTTAAAGAGACTAAGTACTACTGTTTTAGTTATTTCAGTATGAGTATGAATAGCCATCAGTCTTCTCTTTCTATGCCTATGGTTTCAGTCAGCATACGCACTTCTCCTACTTTCATATCGTGAAATTTCTTTTTAACTTCATCTTCCTGCCTTCTGGCAAAATAGTAGTCTGTTAATTTAGAGTCAAAAAGTAAAAATGATTTCCTCATTTTGCAATACTCCTAAAAGTTGAAATTGGTAGAATACACTTCACATGGAAAGTGGATACTTGTTCCACATCTTGAAAACTTTTTGGATATAAATCCGCTAGAAATTCGCACCAACTATCCCAAAGGTATTCGCATCCCCCTAATTCTTCACAGGTTTTCAAATACAACTCAGCTTTTCTTAAAGCTGTATCGTATTTTAATTTCTTAGAAAGTTTAAAAGTATGAGGTGATAATCCGAACCTTCTAAGGTTATGACTATCTAAACAACCTACTTCACCAACGCATAGTTGTAATACAAAACCAGCTTTGGGTAGTCCTATGCCGGGAATAGAAGCTACGTTTAAAAGTTTAATTTCTAATGGCATATTAGGATCATGAATATCTTCATATAGTTTTTTCTTATTCTTGGCAGAATAGGTTAGCGTATCAGCTTTAGATCCCCAAGCATATTTGCTTTCAATACCTTCTTTCAGAAAAGAGTTATAAATTTTATCTGCGGTGCTAAAGTGTTGTTGAATTGTAGCACTAACAAACCATATTACTTTCATGGTGTTTGTTGGACTTTTTTCTGCCCATTTCTGGATTATTGGCTGATGATCTTTGAACATTCTACTTCTCCTATTTCTGTTACGTTTATGCCTGTCAGATGTTCGTGTGTATTGTATGCCTTTAAGTGTGCGGCCTCTTCATCTTCTGCATACACTACCACACTATCAGGATAAAATATCCCAATGGCACCGATTTTACGGCCTTGTCTCCACTCTACTCTATATTTTTTCATTTTATTTACCTCATCAAACATTGTTACTTGTTTCATTAGCTTTAGTTCCTTTAGTTTAGTTCGGTTACTGACTGCCATCATCTTTGTCTCCGACCTCATTCCTTACTTCGTTGCAATCGTTATAGGTTGCAACATAACCAAATTGATTATACAGATCAACGCCGTTCGTACCGACGCTAGGATACACAATAAGTTTACCGTTACATCGAATATCAAGCTCCGCTTGTAGATATTCAATTGCTAGTTGATCTTCTGGAATTACTACCAAATATTCAGTCATTAGAACCTCGCTCTATTTCATACATGTGTTGTTCAATATCAGAACGTAAACGTAGTTCATTAAACTTATGAGGATAACTACATAAGTTTTTGATAAACTTATCGTAACTAAAACACTTAGACTTCCTAGTAGCATTCATTAATACTTCTTGAAATACTTGTCTTTTTACTGTGCTTTTTTGTAGCGGTGGGTTATGTGCAGCACAGTAAACTTCTTCAAACATAGGAAGATATTTATCTAATCTCCTTTTAATTTTAGTATCAAATTGTAGCTTACCATCTTTAAAAGATTTGTTACCACCTTTTTCTATATCTCTACGGTATCTTCCTCTATGCACTGATCTATTATTATTCCAAATCATTAAAATAATACTATCAGTAGTATACTTACCATAGTATTTTTTATAGTCTAAGTATATATTATATACTTCAGAAGTCTCAGGAACACTAGACCAGTACTTAGCATAGTTCTGTAAAACCCAATTCTTCATTTGTGTATTAAGTTTAATCATTAGATGTTCATCAGTTGATTTATCTATAATACAATACCTTGTTAAATTTTCTCTAATAGCAGCTTCATTTCTATGTTGTCCATCTATAATCTTATATATTATGACACCCTTAACATTTACTTTACGTACAATAATAGGATTAATATGTAATAGATTTGATTCTTTTAAAGAATTTTGTAAATCTTTTACTTTAGCCTCAGTTAAAGGCCTGTTCTTATAATAATGTTCAAACTTCACATCAGAATTAACTTTATATATTTTATTTACTTCTGTTAAACCTTTAAACATCACACTCTCCATCAATTGTAAAACATGGGTTAGGCTTACAAGTATTTGCAGCCCATTGTCGCATCACTTCATCATACTTTTCTTTAGTATTAAAAGCAGATAACATAAACTCTTTAAACTCTTTATCATAGGTCACATGATTAATAGTCATATCATTTACCTCATCAAGCTGCGATGTAATCTAAGTAGAGCAAACTAGCCACTACTGCAATAGCGCCTTTACATACTAATAGTATAGATATAGCAATATCAAATGACAGTAGTGTGCCGCTGATTATTAAGAATATTCCTATCAATATTCCGAAAATTGTTGCTGCTATTTTCATTAGATTTTCCTTCAGTTTTAAGGGAGAGTGAGTACCTGAGAAGCATAGCTTCGTTACAGGCACTCACTCTGAGTTATCTGAGTATAGAATTACACTCAGAAGGGAGCTTCATTAGAAATTGGTGTTTCGGCTGCACTACCTATAGTTTTATCTGAAGACTTGGATGGAGTATAATCATTAGAGTAATTACGATCACCAACTATGACAAGCTTATCCATATTTTTCAAAGGAAAGTCAGAGGGTAATGATCTAATACCTTCAGTCATCATGCACTCATGACCTAAAAGAATATCACTATCTTTCAGGTAATAGAACTTAGCAATGGCGTATCCCTTGGATACAGCATCAGCATAGTTAGCTTTGTTCTGTAAGGTACTTTTACCTTGTGGTGAATCAATCCACTCAGTACCATTATAAAATCTCCATACAGTAGTTGTCATAGCATTTACAAAAGACATATCATGTCTCCTTTCGTAGGCTGCTGTCATCCCCCAGCAGCTTGGGGTATTGAAGCAATCCCTCGCTTCGTAGAAGTGAGTGAGGGATTGCTGGTGGTTGATGAAGAATCTCAGACTTTTTCGATAAGACTGGCTGCATCTTTAACAACAGGACAGTCTCTCATGAATGCAGCAAGCTCATCTGTAAGACCAGCTGAGCGTCTAAAACCAGTGCGAGGTGGTTTGTTTCCTGGTATTCCACGTAAATTCTTAGGACAATGGAATGAAGAATTTGAATGGAGAACTCTAACCCAAAGACCATAGCGCTTGGCTTTGGCAAGAGAAGCTTTAAATAAAGGCTCATTCCTTTCAGAACTTGGCATCATGTCAACCCACACGTCACCTTCAGGAAAAGTCTCAGCAACCTTTGGAAAGATCGCTATCATGTCAGAAGGAATGTAAACCTGAAAAGTACTCATAACTCAATCTCCTATGTTAAGTTTTTTTCGTAGAACCGCAGGTTCTTCTACGAAAAACAACGAGATCGTCTTGACTCAGAGGTTGACTCGTCTTCACTTACGGTATATCATCATGCACTATGATAGAAGGATATGCTGTGATGTATATGAAATATTCTGTAGGATCAATAGGTTATGATATATATGGTAAGTTAAATGGAATACGATAGAAGACATAAATGACATCCTTCGGATGAATTTATAAGTAACTATCGTATACTTATACGTCTAGTTTTTTTACGGGTACCCATAAGTGCTATAAAAAAGTATTTTTATAGTACTTATGAGTACCCTAGGGAAAAAACTAGTACCTTAGTATATATATAAGAAACAGCCCTGACAAATATTTTCAAAATAACTCGGACTTCTCCTCAAAATAAAAACGGCTGCGCCTATTAAGTTACTTTAAAGTAACTTTAATATATATTATTTATATTATTTATATTTAATAGTTGCATTAAAGAACTATATAGTGTATAATAGATACTATGGAGTTATTAGAAAGTACTAATGAGTATCTACAACCCTTTATAAACTTAAAGGAATTGTTAGATAAGAAAATAGAACAAGATTGTAAAGATGATTTCTTAACCTTCGTTAAAGTCATGGCACCTATGATGGTGTCTGATTGGAAGATGGGTCGTCATATTGAAGTTATATCAGATAAATTAAAAGATGTAGAGAATGGTAAAATAAAACGACTAATGGTCTTTCTTCCACCACGGTCTTCTAAGTCTGTTATTTGTTCTAAGCTCTTTCCAGCATGGTATATAGGTAAAAATCCTGCACATGAAATACTGACTGTCTCCCATAGTGATCAATTATCTAGTGATTTTGGTAGGTCTGTTAGGGATGTAGTAAATACTGAAGAATTTGAAAGAATCTTTAAAGGAGTCTCTTTAAGAAGTGATGTCAGAGCCGCTGGTAAATGGAAGACAAACCATAATGGGTCTTACTATGCTGCTGGTGTTAGGTCTCAAATAGCAGGACGTGGCGCTCACATAGCTATACTGGATGATGCTATGTCTGAAGAGGATGCCATCAGTGCTTCAGGCAGGAGATACATCAAAGAATGGTATCCAGCAGGGCTTAGAACCCGCATCATGCCCAATGGGGCTATAGTAATTATTAATACACGCTACCACTATGATGATCTCTGTGGTTGGTTATTAAAACAACAAGAGAATATGGGAGAGTTTGAAACAATCCCATGGGAAGTAATTAGAATACCTGCATGGGTTGACGAAGAAGCAGCGGAATTGCTTGACTTACCTGTAGGCTCTAGTTACTTTCCTGAATGGAAATCTGATGAAACTCTTAGAATGGATGAGAGTGAGATCAAAGCCAGTAACGGTAGTAGATACTGGAATGCTCTCTATATGCAAGACCCTACACCTGAAGAGGGTGGTATTATTAAAAAGAAGTGGTTGAAGTATTGGGATTATGAAGAACCACCTCACTGTGATTTTGTCATTCAAACATATGATACTGCTTTCTCTACACGGACTACGGCTGACTACAGTGTTATCCAGACATGGGGTATATTCTCTATGTATAACCAAGATGACAATGGTATAGAAGATTTAACACCCAATCTAATCCTATTAGGGAATATCAGGGGTAGGTTTGAGTATCCAGAACTAAGAAGGATCACTCAGAAGCTATACGATGAACATAGACCAGATGTGTGTATGGTTGAAAAGAAAGCCAGTGGACAGTCTTTGCTACAGGATATGCGTCGGAGTGGCCTTCCTGTAATGGAATACACACCAGACAAAGATAAGGTATCCAGAGTATACTCAGCTTCTCCAATCATTGAGGCTGGTAGAATGTGGATACCCAGTAAGAAGAAGTGGTCAGATGAATTAGTAGAGGAACTACTAAGGTTCCCCAATGCTGCTCACGATGACCAAGTAGATGCAATGACAATGGCTATTCACTATATGAAAGAGTCTTGGCATCTAACACATCCAGATGATCCATCTTATGATGAAGATATGTCATATAAAAAGAAAAATACTTATTGGACATTTTAATTTGCATCTAATAAAAAAGTATGGTATAATAGTATAGTAAAAATATTTAGGGGAATAACATGCCGGGACTCTCAAGCTTACAAGTAAATATTAAAGATCAACCGCATAATCTTGCATGGATTAATAAAGAAGAACAAGCTTTACTTAAAGACCTTGGTGGTTCAGGTCGTCCCGGTCCTATGGGTATCCCTGCTTACTATAGCGAAGGTACTGATGATAACGACGAAGGTGAAGGTGAAGGTGAATCTGGACACGGCGCTGGTGGTGGCAGTGGAGGATCAGGAGGATCAGGAGGAGGATCAGGAGGATCAGGAGGAGGATCAGGAGGATCAGGAGGAGGATCAGGAGGTGATGGAGATGATGGCTTTGACACTGACAAAGATGAAGACTTTGATTTTGAGCAAGGTCCAGAGGGTGCAGAAGCAGCAGGAACAGATGATATAGCTAGCCAGATGGGATGGGGCGATCCGGGTGCCATGTCCTTTAGTGAGGCAGACCTTGAAGACTATGAATCCGCTTCAGCGCCCGATGATATAACTAATCAGATGGGATGGGGCGATCCGGGTTTTATAGGTCCAGGCCCGGAAGATGTAGAAGGCCCATACGAAGACCCTCCATTCGTATCGACCTCACCCTTTGGAGTAAAATCACCATATACAACAACTGTACAGACTCCTGCAGATCCAGTAGCGGCAGCCATTATTAATACTATGTTTGGGCTTGCCGTACCCGGAGCAGGAATAGCAAGACTAGCAGGTTTTGATCCGGGGGCAATGTTAGCAAGTAAAAGCACTTATTCTTATCCTTCAACTAGTACCGGGGATCCAATATCTTCTTATGAAGACCCCTACGACCCAGAAGATGAATTTGGTGATAGAGAATTTATTGAAGAAGAAAAAACAGTAAAAGAAGCATCTTCAGAAGAAGATGAAGAAGTATTGGGAGCAATGGAAGAGTACTTTAAGAATAAAGAAGATTCTATGCCAACGGTCCCAATAGATGAGGATGACAACGTATTATCTAATATAGTTGAAAAACTTACTATTCAAAATAAAATTTTAGAACCATTTGATCAATGGTTATCTAAACAAATGCAATCTATGAAAAACGCAGATTTGACGACACAAGTAAATGAATATCGTAAATATTTAAGAGATATGACGCCTACTTCAAAACTTTACAAACCTAATATTCTATCACCAACCAAGAAGACGGGATATTATAGTAATGATCAAAATTTACTTAATACACTATATCAACCTTTCAAAAAAAAATCAGCTACTGAAGCTTTATTTGATGAATTAGGAATTGATTAATGGCTACAGAACGTAACCCTTTTGATAAAATTCCTGAAACTACAGAAACTAATGTAGTGGCTATGATACCTGAAGAAAGTGCTAATGTCTCTATTGAGATTGATCCTTCAGATGGAGGTGTAATTGTAGACTTCTCTTCTGAAGAAGATGCAGTTATGGAACCATCAGAAGAAATTAGTGAGTGGTATGGTGATTTAAGTGAAGACCTAGATGAAGAAGAATTACAAAATATTGCTATTGATGTAATTGAGAATTTCAATGCTGATAAAGATAGTCGTGCTGAATGGGAGTCTATGTTTGAACGAGGCTTTGATCTACTTGGTCTAAAATTAGAAGAAGCATCAGAACCCTTTCAAGGTGCATGTACAGCAGTACATCCTCTTCTAATTGAATCAGCTATTAAGTTTCAATCAAAAGCTTCAGGTGAACTTTTTCCTTCTACTGGTCCTGTTAAGACACAGATACTTGGTGCTTCTACTCCAGAGAAAGAACTGCAAGCCAATAGAGTTCAGAACTTTATGAACTTTCAGCTTACTGAACAGATGCCTGAGTACTTTGATGAATTTGAAAGAATGCTTTTTCATCTACCCTTAATAGGTTCAGCCTTTAAGAAAATTTATTACAGTGCTACACTGAAACGCCCTGTGTCTGAATTTATTCCTATAGATCAGTTCTACGTGTCTTACTATGCCAATGATCTCAGAAATGCGGATCGTTATACTCATGTAATTCATAAAAGTCCAGTAGATATGAAGTTGGATATGATGGCTGGTGTCTATAAAGATACTGAACTTCCTGAACCAGCACAGCTTTCTGCATCAGGCTTTGCCAGTAAAATAGATAATATTCTTGGTTTGTCTCCCTCATATGATTCTGATCCACAGTATGTTATCTTAGAACAACACTGTTATCTTGATATTGAAGAAGAGGGTGTTCCTTGCCCTTATATTGTGACTGTAGAAGAACAGTCAAGACAAGTTTTAAGTATTCGTAGAAACTACAAGCAAGATGATCCAAACAAAGAGAAACGAAGTCACTTCGTTCATTACAGGTTTGTTCCCGGCTTTGGTTTCTACGGATTAGGCCTTATCCATTTCCTCGGTAATCTCACCATGTCGGCAACTGCTGCAATGCGCTCCCTCATAGATGCAGGACAGTTTGCTAATTTACCGGGTGGATTTAAGGCCAAAGGAGTGCGGATGGTTGGTGACAACGATCCTATCGCCCCCGGCGAGTTCAAGGAAGTTGAAGCAACTGGTATTGATTTATCAAGGGCAATAGTTCCCCTGCCCTATAAAGAGCCTTCCCAAACGCTCTTATCAATGCTTCAATTCGTGGCTACTGCTGGTCAGAAGTTTGCGGATAGCACTGAGCAAGTTATCTCTGATGCTGCTTCCTACGGACCCGTGGGTACTACAATGGCATTGCTGGAAGCTTCAAGTAAGTTTTTCTCTGCAATCCATAAAAGATTACATAAATCACAGAAGGATGAATTTAGAATCCTTGCACAGATAGATTATGATTATCTACCCAATAAGTATCCATATCAAGTACCCTTTGAAGATCGTGATATTTTTAAGGCTGACTTTGATGGACGTGTAGATATTATTCCTGTATCTGATCCTAATATTCCATCCAATGCACATCGTATGATGCTGGCTAATATGGCTCTGCAAATGGCACAGCAATCCCCACCGGGAATGTTTAACATTGAAGAACTGAATAGAACTATTCTTAATGCTGCCAATATGCCTAACCTAGAACAGATACTTCCACCAAAGATTGAGGCTCAACCTCTTGATCCTGTTTCGGATATTATGGCTGTTACAAAAGGTCTTCCTATTGCAGCATTCCCGTCTCAGAACCATGATGCACATATACAGGTTAAGATGGCTTACCTTCAAGACCCTCAGAATGGTGCCAATCCTATTATGGCTAGAATTAAACCTGTACTTGAGTCTAATATTCAAGAACATTCTGTATTAAAGTATCAAGAACAGATGAGTGGTGTTACAGAACAGATGATGCAACAAACACCACCTGAACAAATGAATCAACCGCAAGCTATTGAAATGGCTATGGCAGAAGCAGCAAAACAAGTAATGAATGCCAATCAAGCTATGGGTCAAGCACTGTCACCAGAACAACAACTGGTTGCTCTTGAACAAGAGAAGGTTAAACTACAGCAGCAAAAACTACAATCAGATACAGTAGTTAATGCCGCTGAACTTGAAATTAAAACAAAAGAACTTGAACTTAAAGAGAATGAACAGATACTTGGTATGCTTGAGTCTGGTGCTACTGATAACTTTAAACGTGAGAAAGCTGAAGCAGACAGAGAAGCAAAGAAAGAATTATCAGCAATGAATAATCTTACTAAAGTTAAAGTCGAAGAAATGAAAGATAATAAAGATATAAAAAATACTAAGGTTAATATACTATCACGTTTAGCAGTTGAAGAAATGAAAAAAGGAGAAGATAATGATGATGATGAAAGGTAAAGGGTATCCAGAGCATGTAAAGGATACTGCAAAAGGTTTTGGTGATGCACCAAAGGCTGAAGTATGGGGTGTACGTGGTTCACGAAGCGTTCTCAATGAATGGGATAAATCTTCTTATGAATTTCCAGCCCCAAAGAAAAGCACTCGAAAGGCTTCACTGTAACTCAAATGGAAATTTGGGATGAAGTTGTTCAAGAGTTTAATGAAGAAATTGAAAGATTAAAAGTATCACTAAGTAATGGTGTTGCTGAAGATTTTGCTCACTATAGACAACTTGTAGGTTCCATACAAGGTTTGGAGTGGGCAAGAACAAACTTAACAGAAATTATTAAAACAAGGATGTATAAAGAAAATTAAATGAGACAGGTACATATGGGTAATGCCCTTAAAAATGACGAATGGATTGATATTGAGGATGAAGTAAGTGATCCAACTGATCTTCCAGAACTACCGGGTTTTCATGTTTTAGTAAGGCCCGTAACAGTAAAGAGTAAAACAAAAGGTGGTATTTTTATTCCTGATTCCACCAAGGATGATATGAGCTATCTTACGACTGTAGGTAAGGTACTCTCATTAGGAGACTTGGCTTACAAAGATATAGATAAGTTTCCCAATGGAGAGTGGTGTAAAGTAGGAGACTACGTATGTTATGGTAAACATGCAGGTACAAAACTATATTATCAGGATGTTAAACTACTTCTTTTATTTGATGATCAAGTAATTATGAAAGTAAGCGATCCAAAGAATCTTGATCCTACTTTTAATTTAACAAATAATTAGTAAAAATTTGCATTAAATAGAAAAGTATGTTATAATAGTATAACAATAAATTATTACGTAAGGCGTTTGTCTCGTAAGCAACGGAGAATACAATGGAAGATAATCAAGAATGGGGTGAAGTAGAAGTACCTCATAACGAAGAAGATAAAGTAGAATATGAAATTGAGAAAGAAGAAGAAGAAGTAACTCAAGAAAAAGAGGAACTTAAAGTTGAAGCAGATGAAGTCAAAGATAAGGAGCCGCAAGAACTTGAGGGAATTGAAACGAGTGGCGCTCAAAAAAGAATTAGGCAGCTTGTTAAACAAAGAAAAGAACGAGAAGAACAAATAGAACTATTACGGCTACAGAATGAAGAATTAAATAAAAAGCTGGTAGGTAAAGAAAATGAAGTACAGAGTATGGGTAAACGTACTCTGGCTATGTCAGAAAAACAACTGACAGATAAAATACAATTAGCAAGAGAAGTTTATTTAGAAGCATTTGAAGAAGGAGAAAAAGAAAAACTCCTTAATGCTCAAGAAATGTTAAACGAAGCACAAAATGATTTAAAAGCAGTTAATAGTGCTAAAGCACGTTATGCACAGCAAGCTTCGGAATATAGTGAAAGTACACCAGTAGTACAAGAACAGCAGGTTCCACAGGCAGTCTCTGATCCTAAAGCAGAACAGTGGGCATCAGATAATGATTGGTTTGGTAAAGATAATATAATGACTGCGGCTGCGCTTGCTATTGATGCAGAATTAAAGAATGAAGGTTATGATCCAAGTGATAATGATTTTTATCAAGAAATTGATAATCGAATTAAAGCGTCTTTTCCACATAAGTTTGGAGAAGACCAAGAACGTGTTCAGGAAACTACGTCAAGTCCTGCTCAAGTGGTGTCGGGGAGTTCTCGCTCTTCTCCGAGTTCTAGGAAAAAGATTAAGCTTTCGCAAGAAGACTTAAGACTTGCTCAAAAATGGAATATACCCCTTGAAACGTATGCCGCCCAAAAGCTTAAAGTACATCAAGCTGATGGCGACTATACAGATATAAAATAGTAGCGTGGAGAATAAAATGAATACAACACGAAATGAAACACGTAGTAACAATCTACGAGAACAAAATCTACGAGAAGAAGAATGGACCTATGAGGAACCCGATGCCCTTGCTATCCCAGAGGTAGTAAAAGCACGTTTTGACAATGAAGGTATGGCCCTTCGTTGGATACGTGTATCGTTAAAAGGTCAAGATGACATCACCAATGTTGGTAAAAAAACAACTGCGGGGTGGGTCTTCGTAACTCCTGATGAAGTTCCCGAAATGGCTGTTACATCCTTCGTAAGGGAAGAAGGCCGTTACCTTGGTACAGTCTGTCGTGGAGACTTAGCATTGGCTAAAATGCCAGCAGGTAAGGTAATTGCCCGGAGAAAGCATTATGAAAACAAAGCAAACGATATGATGGATGCAGTAAACGCCCAGCTTATGAAAAACTCTGATTCTCGTATGCCTATCTCCAATACAAGTAAATCGGTAACAACACGAGGAAGGCGACCTTCTTTCCAGAATTAGCTTTCTTCATAACAAGGAGATGAAACAATGTCTACTACTAAAGCATTTCGTGGTTTCATTCCTGCTCGTAAAAAGGGTGGTGGCTACAATAATGAAGCCGTGACTGATATGATTACGTTGACTTCAACGGGTCAGGCTCAGTCGCCCACTAATACCATTTTCACAGGCGATCCGGTAGTTCTTCCGGGTGCAAACTTTGCAACGATTTCGCCTTTCATTGCGGCAACTCTTAAACCTTCAGGGGTTTTCATGGGTTGTCAATATGTAGAAAATGGAGAGCAGAAGTTTTCCCGTTATTGGAACGGGGGCTTGAGCGCCACGGATATTAAATTCTTTGTAATCACTGACCCAGATCAGACGTATTACATTCAAGCCTCTTTGTCGCTTTCTGCGGCTGAATTGGCAATTGTTAAAAACTATAACGTAACAGTTAGTTCTACTGCTTCTTCGGGAAGTACTGTAACAGGTCAGTCTTCGTACTACCTAGATGGTGCCTCTGGTACTGAAGCAGCAGCAGCGGTTCGTGTAATTGGTCGGGCGCAGTACCCAGACGAAAAGGATTCCGATGCGTATCCAATCGTTGAAGTATGGCTTAACCATCACCGTGATCGTTTTGTAACTGCTACTGCGTCAACGGCTTAATAGGGAGGATTTATTATGGCTATTAATCGAGCTAGTATTAGCAAAGAACTCCTTCCCGGTCTAAACGCTGTTTTTGGAATGGAGTATGGAGAGGTTAATAATGAACATGAACCTCTCTTTGAAATTGAAAACTCAGATCGTGCCTTTGAAGAAGAAGTACTCTTCACTGGTTTCGGTACTGCACCTACTAAGGGTGAAGGTGCTTCTGTTTCTTATGATGACGCACAGGAAAGCTACACAGCCCGTTATACGGCTGAGACTGTAGCTCTTGCCTTTGCTGTTACTGAAGAAGCAATGGAAGATAACCTGTATGACACGTTTGCGAAACTTCGTGCAAAAGGTCTTGCACGGGCAATGGCGAACACCAAACAGGTTAAAGCAGCAAATATCTACAACAATGGTTTCTCTGATACCATTGGTGATGGTGCTGCTTTCTTCTCTGCGGCTCATCCAACAATGTCTGATGGTAATCAATCAAACCTTCTTGGTGCGGCTGATCTATCAGAAGCAACTCTTGAGACTGCACTAACCGCTGTTCAGAAAACCAAAGATGATCGTGGTATTCTGATTGGTGCTTCTGCGGTTTCTTTGCACATCCCTGTTGATTATTGGGCCGTTGCTGATAAGATTCTCAGCAGCCCCGGTAACACCGGAACGAGTGCAGCCAGTGCCAACCCCAATACGAATGCTATCAATGCTATTCGTAACATGGGTATGGTCCCTGAAGGCTACTACATTAACCGTCGCTTCACTGATACTGATGCGTGGTTTGTTAAGACTGATTGCCCGAATGGAACGAAGATGTTCGTCCGTTCTCCGCTTCAGACTAAAATGGAGCCTGATTTTGATACCGGCAATCTGCGATTCAAAGCCCGTGAGCGTTATAGCTTCGGTGTTTCTGATTGGCGTGGATGGTACGGTTCTGCTGGCTAATAAGATAGTTAAGAGAGGTAGTGTATAGGGTGAAATCACCTAAACTACCTCTCTTACACTTATAAGGGAGTTATTATGACAACAAATATTAAAGTTGGAATTGCTGTAGGCGATGCAGTTCTTAAACATGTAGAAGATGATACGACGATAGGGAGTAATGGAACGAGTGATAGTCCACAACCATCCACCACTCGTGTCTTAGCTATACATGCTCTAGCAACTGCGGCTGGTTCTTATTCAATTAAAGGTCAGCGACAGATTACCAATAAAACAGCAGAAGGTACTGCAATTAAATTTCAAGTAGCTGCTAATGAAGCAACTGATATTTATATGGGAGAATTAGGTGTTCCTGTATATGGAGTCGTTAGTGTTTCTGGTCCTACTGATGGATGCGTCTTAACAGCATTTATAGGCTGATAATGTCTACATATTCTGACTTAAAGACAGCCTTAATCAATACCTCTGAAAATGATGGTACTGAATTTATTAATGAGATACCTAATTTTATTAGTAGAGCAGAACTACGTTTAACAAAAGATATTGATGACTCAGGGTTAGATGAGTACTCAGCTATTACTCTTACGGCTGGTAATGCAGTTGTAAGTTTAAATGATAGAGTACGTATAGTTCGTAATGTAAACTTTACGACAAGTGCAGGTAGTAAAACAAATCTACTGCAACGTACTATTGAATATTGTAATGACTACTGGCCTGTAAGTGCTTCTACAGGAGAGCCACGTTATTACTCACGTAAGAATAACACTTCTATTTTTATTGTACCAACTCCTGTATCCACACTAACAGGAGAAATACAAACAGCTTCCCAACCATTAGCCTTGGCTTCTGCTACAGGCACAAGTGTTACTACAGCAAATTATTTTACTAATTACTGTTTTGATGCTTTGTTCTATGCTGCAATGATGGAAGTTACTATGTACATGAAGGATTGGGCTACAGTTCCTGCATGGCAAACTCAATATGAAGCAGCAGTTATTACACTAAGAAATCAAGCTAGAAGGGCACGTCAGGATGATATGGCAGTTGCTGCCTCACCTGCGGGTGGTCCTGATACAATTACACCGGGGAGTTCGTAATGGCATTTTCATACAAAAAACAAATACACAAAAGTAAAGGCAAAGCAGGAAAGAAAGCTGGCGGTAAAGTAGAATATAAAAAGCATGGTGGTAAAGTAATTAAAACAAACATGACTGGAGACGATGTAGTTAGTGGTTGTTATGATGAACAGGTCTAGTGCTAGACAACAAATTATGAAGCCACCTAAGAAACCAAAGTTAGGTAGTGGGGTTAGATTTAAAAATCTTACTACTAAACTAAAAAAAAGTGGAGTAAAAAATCCTAAAGCTCTTGCTGCATCCATAGGTCGTAAGAAATATGGTAAAAAGAAAATGTCAGTAATGGCAGCTAAAGGTAAAAAAAGGAGAACTTAAATGGAAAAGAAAACAGAAGTAAAAACAGTAGCTGTTGTTGAGCAGCCTGTTAAGAAGCCAGAACCTAATCCTAATAATACTATTGGAATAGCTCTTTTTATTGCTGTAGGTATTGTTCTTCTTTCAATGGTAATTTATAAAAAAGTAAAGGGAATAAAATAATGTCGGGACCACATACATTAATTGATCGCAGTATTCCTCTTGATAAGATAGTAGGGAAACCTACTGGACAAGGATTTGGGGCTGCACGTAAAGGACCATCTGTTGTAGGTAAAGCAAAAGATGCTGTTGTTGATGAAGACTATCAACAGGATAAATCTTTTAAAATAGAGGATTAATAACATGGCTGAACGTAAGCTTACTAAATCAGAATTAAGATTGAAAAAAAGTGATCCAAAAAGATTTGCTGAACTTCAAAAAATAAGGGCACGAAGAGTTAAAGGTTACAAAAGACCTCTTGGACCTAAAGTTGTTAAACCTATAAAGAAAAAGGAAAAGAAACTAAATCAGCGTATTGGCCGTGGTACTATGAAACCGGGATTAGATAACGCTTACAAAAGTGCTATTGAAAGAGAAAATGAACGTAAATCTAAATCTAAACCTGTTATTGCTGTAAAGCCAAATAAGCCAAAGCGTGGCTCTATGAAACCGGGATTAGATAACGCTTACAAAAGTGCTATTGAAAGAGAAAATAAAATTAGACCACTGCCGAAAGACATTCCTAATAAGTCTGTCGTAGTTAAGAAGCCTAAGAAGCCTAAGAAGCCTGATCTTACTTATAGAGAGGATGAAGGTTCACCTATTGGAACAGCACCTGAAAAATCTACTAAGACATATACTCCTCGTAAAAAATATGAAGGTGGTATTGATTTTTATGAAACACCTTTTGGCAGAATAAAAGCAGACAGTTCTGATGACGCTTTTAGTTTCGATGTCGAAGAAAAAGATGGTGGGTATCTTAAAAGAGATATGATGATAAAGCGTAAGAAAGGTGGTAGTATTAAGAAGAAGATAAAGAAGGGTAAAGTAAAGAAACGTGCCTCTCTTCGTGGTCAAGGTAAAGCACTCAGAGGATTCTAAAATGACTATATTAACATCTCAATTGACAAAATTAACAGTAAGGGCATTACGAGAACTACAAGATAGCATAACTAAAAAAGGAAAAGCAGCGCCTAAAAACAGCCCAAAGCGACAAGAATTAAGAGATGATTATTTAAAAGTTAAAAGAGCAATAGACAAAAAAGAACAGTATGGTAAAAATGTATCTGCTGCTGATAAAGTATTAGATAATAAAAAAGCAACACCTGATGTTGATCAGGATGATATTCCTGTAATTGAAAGAGCGTCAAGAGCAGAAAAAGGAAGACCTTCAAATATTTATCCAGTAGTTGAAGGAGGAGAGCCATTAACCAGAGAAGGACAAGCTGCTGCTTCTAAGTTTAAAAGTTGGCTTACATCACAAATTCCACCTAAAATGAACGAACTTGGTAGCATATATTATCGAGGTAAAGAAGCAGTTGAAGTATCTGAAAAATTAATAAAAGAAATAAAAAATACTACAGACCCAAAAAAACTTTCAGCTTTAAACAAAAGATTAGATCGAAGTAATAAAAAAGCGCAGAAGTTAAGAGTTAAGTACAAAGAAGTTAAAGATCGTGGAACTCGTATGGGTGGCGGTCAAAAAGATGAAAGTATGCAAGCAAGAATAAGTAAAGAACGGAGAGTTAAGTTAGAAGATATAGAGCCTCTTGCTACAGGAAGAAAAGGAAGAGAGCAGCTTGGAAAGAGACAATTAATTAAAGATGCAGATAGAAAAAAGTTAGCTACCCAAGTAAAAAAATTTATGAACAGGAGTGGGAAAGTAACTAAAGTACCTACAGGCAAACAGGTTACTGCTGGTGCGCCAGATGATTCTGAGGGAATTAAAGATTTATTAAATAATATACAAGCTGCTTTAGCTACCGCTTCTAAAGTACCAGCTAATCCAGATCGTAAAAGTGTACGAGCGCAAAAGAAATTTAATGAAGCAACTGTTGGTCAAATTACAAGTAATCTACGATCTGGAGGTTTGAGTGCTTTACAGAAAATAATTAGAGAAGAAAAAAAGAAATCACCAAGAACATGGAAGAATGCAGTTGCAAATTTAAAAAATGCTTCAGTAGCAGTACAGAAACAAGCTGCAAGATTAGGCATAATAAATAAATCGGCTATAAAAACTCCTCCTAAAAAAACTAAACCTTACAAACCTAAAAAACCTGAAGTACGTAAGGGAAAGCCAAGAGTAGTTAATGGTAAAACAGTAGAAACAACTCAATATCGTAAAAAAGGTGGTAAAGTTTTAAAAGCTAAACCTAAACGTAAAGTAACTACAGTTAAAGCTGTTAAACCTAAACGTAAAGTAACTACAGTTAAACGTAAGACAACTGCACCACGCAAACGTGCAGCGCTTCGTGGTTATGGTAAAGCACTCAGAGGGTTCTAGTGGCTAGTAAAAAAATAATAAAGCTATACCAAGAGTCTGTTGATCAAGGTATAGATAATTATAATTTACTAGATAATGATATTAAGAAACCTATTAAAGAAGACTATAGTGATTGGGATAACTATTGGGCTTCTCTTATCAGTTACATGAAAGAAAAGTATAGATATACATATGGCAGTAAAGCGCAGAAAAAGTAATATGAAGGGGATGACTATTGGTAGAGGCATGAAACGTCCTACCAAGGCTGGTGCTGGTATGACTAAAAAAGGTGTTGCCAAGTATCGTAGGCAAAACCCCGGCTCTAAACTACAGACTGCTGTAACTGAAAAGAAACCTACTGGTAAACGTGCAGCAAGGCGTAAGTCTTACTGTGCTAGATCAGCAGGACAAATGAAGAAGTTCCCAAAGGCTGCTAAGAATCCTAATAGTCGTTTAAGACAAGCTCGTAAAAGATGGAGATGTAAATGAGAAAAGCTGTAGATGCTCCTAAAGGTTTTCATTGGATGAAATCTGGTAAAGGATTTAAACTAATGAAAAATCCTAGAGGTGGTTATGTACCGCATAAGGGTGCTTCTAAAAAAGCTAGTTTTGAAATTCAAAAAATACATAAAAAATGATTAAGCGTAAGAAAGGCGGCACAGCTACTAAGCGTGATCCTAAAAAGTGGGCTGCTGCTAAGTCAAGAGCAAAAACTAAGATGGGTGGTAAGCACTCAGCAAGAGCAATGCAGTTAGCTGTTAAGTATTATAAGGATGCAGGTGGTACATACTCAGGTAAAAAGAAGCCTACTAATAAATTATCTAAGTGGACAAAACAAAAATGGACAACAAAATCAGGCAAGCCAAGCAGCAAGACAGGGGAACGGTATCTTCCCAAGAAAGCAATCAAAGCACTGTCATCAAAGGAGTATGCTGCGACCACGAAAGCAAAGAGGAAAGGGACTGCTGCCGGAAAACAGTTCGTAAAGCAGCCAAAAAGAATAGCTAAGAAAACAAGAAAGTATAGAACATAATGGTTACAATTCCCTCCATAACTGCTAGAGGCATTCACGAGCCTTTCTACCTTCAGGTATCTAGGGGTCAAATTCTAGAACATGAAACAGTTTTTAAGTTTGGATTTAATCCAGACGTAAACGGTACAGAAGAAACTATCTGGGATGTAGGCGGTATCTATGCTTACCCCGGCTCTGCCGTTGCTATGACTGTAACAACAGATGCAGGTACACCAGCAAACGATAATGGTGTAAAGGTAATAGTCTTTGGTTTGGATGAAAATTACAACGAAGTTAATCAGGAAGTAACTCTTGCTGGTGCTGGTACAGCTACAACTACACAGACATTTCTTCGTGTCTTTCGTGCTTATGTCAGCGGATCACAAGCACCTACTGGCAACCTGAACATCACCAACGGTGGGACGACATATGCTCGGATTACTGTTGGTGAGAATCAGACGCTGATGGCTATGTGGACTGTTCCTGCTGGGTACACAGGATTTTTAGATCATGTCAACATTGCTACTGGCACAACAAACGCCAATCAGTACGTTACTGCTCAAATTGTCCAACGTACACAGGGCGGTGTATTTCGAGTTATGATGAAACAGACCCTTGGTTCAGGCGGTATTGCAGATTTTCTTCTACGTTATCCGATTTTAGTACCTGAAAAAACAGACTTAGAAGTACGGGCAGTATCTTCTGGCGCTAATAACTTAATTTCTTCAAACTTTTCTATAGTGTATATTAAAAATCCTTATGAGGTATGTTAGATGGCAGTATCAGGTACATATGATTTTAATCTTGATATAGATCAAGTAATACAAGAAGCAACTGAGATGATTGGGGGAGAACAAACTCTTGGTCACGAACCTGCTTCTGCTCGTCGTTCAATAAACCTTATGCTTAAAGACTGGCAGAATAGGGGAGTTCTCCTGTGGACTACAGAGACTACTGCTGTTACTGTAACTTCTAGTGTAGGTTCTTATAGCCTCAGTAGTTCTACTATAGATGCTCTTGAGGTTGTTCTTAACAGGGATAGTACTGACATTCAGTTAGAACGTATTTCTCCTGAAGAATATTTAATAATTCCTAACAAGACCCAGACAGGTAGACCTTCTCAGTATTCTATACGTAGGGGGCGAGATAACCCTGTTCTTTCAGTATGGCCTATTCCTGAGAACTCTACTGATGTAATGAAGATTGAACGTATCAGTGAATTGCAGGATGTAGATAAATCTGCTGGACAGAATGCAGACATGCCTACACGTTTTCTACCACCTCTTACTTGTGGTCTTGCTTACTATATGTCAATGAAACGTCCCGGTGTAGAAGCTGCTAGAATACAAATGTTAAAGACTAATTATGAAGAACTTCTTGCTAGAGCCTTTCAAGAAGATCGTGAACGATCTACTATGAGGGTTGTACCTAAATTGAGGTATGTCTAATGGCAAGTAATAAAAATGCACTAGCCATGTGTGATACATGTGGCTTTGTCTACCCTCATCGGGTAATGCGTTTTAATAGTTATGGTATGTTAGTATGTCCTACAGACTTTGAAGGACAGTATGATTTAAAGAACCATCCACAAAATAAAGTCCCTGATGTTAGAGACAATCCTGCTATACGTGATCCACGACCTGATAATGGTGGTAGGAATCTTACGTGGGAGCAAGCTACGACTAATTGGGAAGACACAGACAAGTATTGGAACTTAATATGACAGACTTAACCGGAAAAACAATTGCTAATACTTATAAACAACTACTAAGAGTTGGTGTAAGTACTAATACTGGTGTTAGTGCTGGCCTTACTACTATTGAAAGTGGTGATGGCACAGATAGTTCTTTTCAATTAGCAACTAACTCTGCTAAATTTACTGGTACGCTTGCTGTAAATGGTGCTACTTCTATTGGTGATAGTTTGCATGTAGATGAAAAAGTATGTGCTTCTGCATTCTATGGTGATGGTTCTAATATTACTGGTGTTACTGCAACTATTGCTGGAAACATATCAGTCAGTAATGCCACAGTAGGTGGTAATTTATATGTAGGTGGTACGACTACTATAGTAGGTGCAACACATCTACAGGCTGCTGTATCGGTTGGTGGCGCAGCACAGTTTGGTTCTACAGTTACAGTAGCAGGTGCAGCACAATTACAGAGTACAGTAACAGCCGTAGGAGCAGCTACCTTTAAATCTACAGTTACAGTAGAGAATGTAGCAGCCCTGAAAAACAATGTAACAGTAGGCGGTACATTTAATGTAGCAGGTGCTTCTGACTTTACATCCAAGGCAACTTTTAATAATGACGTATCAGTAAGCGGTAGACTTGATGTAGCAACATCAGCATGTATTGGTGGTATTCTTGATGTTGAAGGTGTAGCAAACTTTGCAACTAATGTAAGTGTAAGTGGTAATGTAAATGTTGTTGGAAATGTAACTGCTGCCTTCTTCTATGGTGATGGTCGTAATCTTACAAACGTAGAAGCAGAGTTAGGTACTGCTGCTAATATTTCTGTTGCTGGCTTTGTAAATGTAGGAACTAGTCTTTCTGTTAGCGGTACAGCCAATGTAATTGGTGCTGCTAGTTTTCAATCTACTGTTACAGCAGTTGGTGCAGCTACATTCAAAGATGATGTATCAGTAAGTGGTAATACTAGACTACTAGGTACAGTCACAGTTGGTGGGGCAGTATCTCTTGCTTCTACATTAAGTGTTGGTGGTGCCTCTAATTTTGCATCTACTGTCACAGTTGGTGGAGCAGTAAGCCTAGCATCTTCTCTTAGTGTAGGAGGAGTTGCTAACTTTGCTAATACAGTAACTATAGCTGGAGCAGTCTCTCTTGCTTCTACACTAAGTGTTGGTGGTGCCTCTAATTTTGCATCTACTGTCACAGTAGTAGGCGCAGGTACTTTTAAAGACGACGTAAGTGTAAGTGGTAATACTAGACTGCTAGGCACAGTTACAGTTGGTGGGGCAGTTTCTTTAGCTTCTACTTTAAGTGTGGGTGGAGTTGCTAACTTTGCAAATACTGTGACAGTTGCAGGTGCTGTAAGTCTAGCCTCTACTCTCAGTGTTGGAGGAGCATCTAATTTTGCATCTACTGTCACAGTAGTAGGAGCAGGAACATTTAAAAGCAATGTATCAGTAAGTGGTAATGTAGACATAGCAGGTAATGTATCTGTAGGTGGCACACTCTTTGCTGCTGGTGGTATTACATATGATGGTGATGTATCAGTCTCTGGTAACTTAGCAGTAGGTGGTAATGTATCTGTAGGTGGCACATTAAGTGTTACAGGCGCAGTAAGTCTAGCATCTTCTTTAAGTGTTGGTGGTGCTACTAATCTTTTAGGTACAGTGACTGCTACAGGTAATGCAGGGTTCTTAGGAACTGTTAGGGTAAGTGGAGCTACAAGTCTTGAGAATGCTTTAAATGTTACAGGAGCAGCTTTATTCTCTTCTACTGTAACTGTTGTAGGTGCAACACACTTACAAAGCACTGTCTCAGTAGCTGGAAATACACAGCTAAGTGGCACATTAACCGTAGGTGTTAATGACACCGGACATGACGTAAAATTCTTCGGAGCAACCGATGGTTCCTATATGCTATGGGATGAAAGCACTGATGATTTGATTTTGGGTGGAGATTCAAAGATGGGCATTGGTACGGCTAGCCCAGCAAAGAAATTTACCTTAGATGGTTCTTCTTTAGCCACTATTGGTACACTAACAGATGGCGCAACTATTACGCCTAACTTTGATACTAACCAGAACTTCTCTGTTACTCTTGGAGGCAACCGTACACTTGCTAATCCAAGCAACATTGATGCGGGACAGACAGGCAGTATCTTTGTTGTGCAAGATGGCACAGGATCAAGAACATTGTCCTTTGGTTCTTATTGGAAATTTGCTGATGGTACTGCTCCTACACTATCTACCGCAGCAGGATCAGTTGATAGAATTGATTATATCGTGTACACTGCTACAGCTATTCATGCTGTTGCAACTTTTAACATAAGTTAAAGTAAAAAAGAAGAAGACTAAATATAAATGGTTTTTCAAAACGACATAATTGCAGGTTCAGCAGGTGCTAGTGGTTACACCATCGAGCAGTCGATCCGGTTTAACGACAACGATTCAGGATATTTATACCGTACTCCTAGCTCTGCGACAAACAGGCGTACTTGGACTTTAAGTTATTGGATAAAACGTGCGAACCTTGGTGGGTTTATGAACACCTTTGATGCACGATTGGACGGCGGCAACTACGCCAAGTTTCAATTCAATAGCGGTGATTATCTCCAGCTTTTAGTTGAAACTGGTGAGGCTGGTGCGTCTAATCTTGCAACAACAAGACTTTTTCGAGACCCTAGCGCTTGGTATCACATTGTCTTGGCCGTAGATACGACTCAATCGACAGCCGCTGATAGAGTTAAAATCTACGTCAACGGTACGCAAGAGACGAGTTTTATCTCAACAGGCTATCCAGCACAAAATTATGAGACTTTTGTAAATACTACTAATGGGCACGCTCTTGCAGGTAACTTTGGCGGCGCAGCGTTCCTTGACGGCTATATGGCAGAAATTAATTTTATTGATGGAACTCAGGCTGCTGCCTCGTCGTTTGGTGAAACCAGCAGCACTACCGGGCAGTGGGTTCCTGTAGAATACTCTGGTTCGTATGGCACTAACGGATTCTATATAAAAGGTGAAAACAGTTCTGATCTTGGCAACGACAGCAGCGGAAACAACAATGACTTTACACCCGGTGGCTTGACCAGTGCGGATCAAATGTCTGACTCGCCCACCAATAACTTCTGCACATGGAGTTCAATTGACACTGGGTCTGGTACACTAAGTAACGGAAATCTTGTGTTAGCTGGCACCACAGATCGCAGCGGCACTTTTGGCATGACCAGTGGCAAGTGGGCATGGAAAATAACGGCAGCAGCAAACGGTGCTTTTGGTGTTGTGCAGGGTGGGCTAACCGGAACTGAAAGCACCTACTCTGCAACTAGCGGTGAAGTTTTAGAATTTCAGTTTGATGTTGATGCTGGGACTCTTAAAGTTTCCGTTGATGGTGGTGCCTATGGAAGTGTTTCAACTGGATTAACAAGTGGCCCATATTTTCCTTTAGCAAAAGCAGCTTGTTCTGCTGATTTCGGACAGTTAGGTTTTTCTCTTGATGACGCTGATTTTCAATATTTAAATACCAGCAACCTACCAAACCCGACTATTGTAGACCCGTCAGCCTATTTTCAGACCACATTATATGCAGGTAATGGAACCGCAATAGGCAGTGGAGGTAAGGTTGTAGACCAAACAGAAAATAGCACCTTTAAACCTGACTTTGTGTGGATCAAGAACCGTAGCGCAGCAGATAATCACATGCTCTATGATGCTGTTCGTGGAGCAACAAAAGACCTTCACAGCAACACGACTAATACGGAGGCAACAGACACGGAAGGACTGTCAACTTTTGACGCTGACGGCTTCACGGTCGGGTCTAATGTCGAAGTTAATACCAACACCGAAAACTACGTCGCATGGCAGTGGTTAGCTAATAATACCAGTGGTAGTTCTAATACAGACGGTAGTATTACATCTACTGTAGCAGCCAATACCACGGCTGGTTTTAGTATATGTACACTAACAGGCACAGGAGGAGCGTCTACATTCGGACATGGACTAGGTGTTACTCCTGATTTTATTATACCAATTCGACGCAATAATACGGATAGTCGTTGGACATTTCATAAATCACTAGGCCCAACGAAAGGCATTCCGTTAAACAGTACTAACACAGCGACTACCTCAGTTAACTTTTGGAATAATACATCACCCACAAGTTCAATAGTTAATGTTGGAAATACACATAATAATAGCGAAGATACTTATGTTTTTTACTGTTTCGCAGAAGTAGAGGGATTCAGCGCATTCGGGTCGTATGAGGGCAATGGAAGTACTAATGGACCGATGGTAAATTTAAACTTCCGGCCAGCATTTGTGATGATGAAATCTATAGATAGTACCTCTGACTGGTTCATGTTTGACGACAAACGTGAAGGATACAACGTGGATAATGACTCGTTGTTAGCGAACACCACTGGGGCAGAAACAACAACCGACATGGTAGATTTGGTTAGCAATGGATTCAAATTAAGAATTGCGACAGACCCCAATGTGGCCGAAACCTATATCTACGCAGCCTTCGCTGAGAACCCCTTCAAAACTGCTAACGCCCGATAACAGGAGATACCAAATTGTTTAAATATAAGACTCAAACACTCAAACCCAATAGGGCGTGGACTGATGACAATGGTATTCAGCATCCTTCTAATTGGCATCTATGGTCAAAAGAGGAAAAAGAAGCTATTGGGTTGGTAGAGATTATTTCACAAACGCCACCTGATAGTCGTTTATATACTTGGACACAAAATTCTGATGGTACAATTACATCTAAAGCTAAGAAACTAGATGATACAAATGAAGTAGATAAAAATGGTGATCCTCTACTAGACGAAAAGGGTAATCAGGTTGTAACTCTTGGTCTTAAATCACAGCTTATTTTAGAAGTAAAAAACCAGCAGGGTAGTCTTCTATCTCAAACTGATTGGACTGTAGTGCGTAAGTCTGATACAGGAACTGCTATTCCTAATAACATCGCAACATGGCGTGACGCTATTCGTACTAAAGCAACTGAAATGGAAACAGCTATTGATAATGCTGCTGATACAGATGCTATAGCATCATTGTTTTTATCTTGGGATGAAGAAGGTAATAAATCTGGTATACTTTATGATTGGCCTATATTAGTGGAATAAATGTTTTATTATTTAAGCGTTATCTCTTATATGACACTGGCTCCATATAATATTCCAGTAATTGAAAAATCAGTTACAGGGCATTTTCCTGATAAACATCTTTGTGAAATATACAAAAACCAAGTAGAAGAATTAGTATATAACATAGATAATGCTAAAATAATAAGTTCCAAATGTATACAAAAAATAGAGGCTTAACGATAAGGTAAAAATAATGTTTTTGTTTCATAACTTTTTTATTAATGCCAGCACCCAAAATAAATATATTTGTAACTACAACTGTTGGAGAAATTAAATGGCAAGCACGTATACAACAAATCTAAGACTCACAAAGCAAGGAGACGGTGAGAACCCTAATAGTTGGGGGCAAATCCTTAATGATGGAGTTATTAGTCTTGCTGATGAAGCCATTGCTGGTTATACTACTATATCAATTGGTAGTGCAGCAACTATTAATTTAACAGCAAATGATGGTGCTGATGATCAAGCACGTTCTGCTTTCTTAGAAGTTAAGGGATCAGTAGGAACTGCTGCTACTTCTATTTTTATAGTTATTCCTAATAAAACTAAATCATATGCTGTTCTTAATAAAGTATCAGCAAATAGTGATAGTAATGTAGTAATGATGCGAGTTGCTGGTAATACTGGTGTAACACTAAGTAGATCATCAACTCAGTTTCAACATGTAGTTTGTGATGGAACTTCTGTATATAATGTAGATCAATCAGAAAGTACATTTAGTACGTTAGAAGTAACGGGAGCAGCTACTTTTGATTCAACTGTAACCGTTTCTGGTGCTGCTACATTTAAAAATAATGTATCAGTAAGTGGTAATGTAGTTGCAGCAGAATTTTATGGTGGAGGCTCTAATCTAACGGGAATAGTTACAATTCCCACTGGTGCTATACTTCCGTATGCAGGAGGGAGTGCGCCAAGTGGTCATCTATTGTGTTATGGTCAAGCTATAAGTCGTTCTACTTATAGTGACTTATTTTCAGCAATTGGAACAACGTATGGCGTAGGTGATGGCTCATCTACTTTTAATATACCTGATTTACGTGGTCGTGTAGTTGCTGGTCAGGATGATATGGGTGGTTCAAGTGCCAATCGTCTAACAGATCAGTCAGGTGGTGTTAATGGTGATGTATTAGGTGATACAGGTGGTGCTGAAACACATACACTAACAGTTTCTGAACTAGCAGCACATACTCATAGTACGTATGAATTATGGAATCAACATGCAGGAAATCCTCAAAGCCCTCCTCCTTATGAGGTTCAAAATAATACTGGCGGTACTACTGGAAGTGCTGGTGGAGATTCTGCACATAATAACGTACAGCCTACAATTATTCTTAACTATATTATTAAGACTTAAGTATGACTTTTCTATCTAAAGTTAATTTAAAGCCCGGACTTCATAGAGAATCTACTCAATATGAAGAAGAGGGTAAATGGTTTGATGGGGATCATGTACGTTTTCGTTCTGGTAAACCTGAGAACATGCGTGGATATGAAACTAAAGTTTCCACTGCTTTTGATGGAAGTGCTAGAGATTTAATTACTTATAAGAGTGGGTCTAATAATAAGAAGAGAGCAGTCTTTGGAACTCCTGATAAACTCTATGAACATGATGGAGATAGGATTGTAGACATCACTCCTATTGTTACAGCAGTTACCTTGGCAAACTGTTTTGGTACTTCCAGTGGGGAAACCAGAGTATGTTGTTCTGATGCTGGACATGGACAAGTAGTAGGTAACTATGTACTGTTTACTTCAACTGCTGTTTTTAATGCTGTAAGTTTAAGTACTAATGTATATCCTATTACGTCTGTAGTAAATGCTAATGTATTTACAATTAGTGTAAGTAGTGCTGCTAATGCAACAGGTAGTGATGTAGGATCAGCAACCTTTAATTATCTACTGCCTACAGGTAATTCTATAGCAGTAGCGGGTACTGGTTATGGTGCCGCACTTTTTCAAGCTGGTGTATGTGCTTCTCAGACACGAGCATGGAATGAAGCAGTAAGTGCTGATGCAACTGATTTAGTTTTTGATATATCACAATGGAGCCTTGACAACTGGGGTGATGATGTGGTAGCTAATAGGAATGGTGGTAATATATTTTACTTTGAGAGTGATGCTTCTACCGTACCTATAAGGGCTACTTCTATAACAACTTCTCCAATTAGTGTCAACTCAATTATTGTATCTCCTAATGATAGACATCTTATTGCTTTAGGCGCAAATGAATTTTCTCCTACTGCTACAGTAAGTGGTACATTTAATCCTATGTTGGTACGATGGTCTGATCAAGATAATCGTACTAATTGGGTTCCTTCAGTTAGTTCTACATCTGGTGAAGTAGTCTTAACTGATGGTACTAAAATTGTAGGGGCAACTCGTTCTAGGAGTGCTATACACATTTGGACTGATAATGCAATGTGGTTGATGTCATTTGCTGGGCCTCCCTTTACTTTTAAGTTTACTCCTGCTGGTACTAACTGTGGTTTGATAGCTCCTCATGCAGTAGTTGATTATAATGGTATATCTTACTGGATGGGCTATGATAACTTCTATATGTATGATGGTCAAGTAAGAACTCTTGACTGTACAGTACGTAAGTTTATTTTTGATAGATTAAGTGTTAAGTTTAAAGATAAAGTTTATGTAGGTGTTAATTCAGAATTTAAAGAGATTATATGGTTATATGCTTCTAATGAGTCAGGAGTGACAGAGTGTGATAGTTATGTAATATACTCACCTGAGAATGACTACTGGACATATGGTACAGGAGTATTTACTACATTTGCAGATAAAGAAGTCTTTGGTAATACAATTACTACAGGTGTCTCTCTTAATGATAGTGGTGCATCTACAGGTAATAATAAAATATTTGATAATGAACCAGCAGATTACTTTACAGAAAACAATAGAACAATTACTTCTTTTATTGAGTCTGCTGACTTTGATATAGAGGATGGTAATAAAATATTATTTATGAATAAACTAATTCCTGATTTTGATTTAAATACAGGTAAGTTAAAAGTAAAGATTATTACTAAGAAGTATCCAGAAAGTAATGAAGAAATAACTAAAGAGTTTGATGTCACACAGTTGACAGATAAAATTAACTTTAGAGCAAGGGGAAGGCAAGCGAAAATTAGGGTATCTTGTAGTTCACAGGGGTCTAGCTGGCAATGGGGATCAGTCAGAATAGCGGCTCAAGGTGATGGGGAAAGATAGTGGCAAGATACCCAACATTTCCAACAAGCTTTAACGGTGTAAGCAATACAGAGTTAAGAGAATTATATACGACTTTAGAAACTTGGTCTGCTCTCTTAACTAATGAACTAGAAAATAGAGATGTATTAGTAGATGCGGCACCCTCTACTAATATTTATACAGTAGTTACTGTAACAGACATTGGAAGACCACGTAAAGGAGACATTGCATATTCAGCTAGTAGTGGTAAGTACAAAGGATATGTAAGTCTGGGAGCAGAAACATCTTGGCAGAGTTTAAATTAATGAAAAAAATGACATCTAATGAATACTATAAATTAATTAATAATAGTACTTACATAAGTAATCTTAATCAAGGTAATATTATTGATCCATCTAGGTATTTACTAACACAAAAAATAAAAACATTTAAGAAGATAAAATCTAAAGATGATTCTAACTTTATGGCAGATCAAACAAAGGCTCAGTCTAATTACGGAAGAGTGAAATAATGGCAATACCTGAAATGCAAGCTATACAAAAAGCTACACAAACTGATACTTTAACAGATGATGCTGCTTTAATGGCTATGTCTCAAGAGAATAATCCTAGACCTGTAATAGGTATGGAGAGTATGCCAATGAAAGCAGCAACACCTCCTCCTTCTCCTATATCAATGCCTGTAGAATCTCCAAAAACATTTAATACAATGTTAAAAAAGATTGCAACTGAAATAGGATTACCTAATTTAGTTAATAACGCTATATCACCAGAAGTTAAAAAAGTAATTGAAAAAAAAGAAGAGCAAGAAAACCAAGTTGCATTGCAACAAAAAGCAATTGAAGACAATATTATTATGCAAGCTATGCAAAGATATTCTCAAGATCAAAATGCTGCAACAGAAAGTGGTGGCTTAATAGGTATGGCAGAAGGTGGTGGATTTTCCGGTAAAGTACCGGGACGAGGACATGGCATGGAAGATAATGTTTACATGCCAATAGTAGAACGAGAAGAGGGAAGTCAAGTAGGTGTACTTGCTGTTAGCCCTGATGAATATGTAGTAGATGCACATACAATGTCAGCACTTGGTAATGGTAGTGCAGATGCAGGAGCAGAAGTTATGGATAAAGTAGTAAAGAGTGTAAGATCAAAAGCATACGGTACAACGCAGCAACCGAATGAAATTAATGGATTAGCTGCACTACGACCAATGATTGAAAGGGTATAACAATGGGATTTTTATCATCACTTTTTGGTTATAAGGATAAGCCACAAGTAACATCTAAAGTATCTTATATTCCTGACGAATTAAAACCTTATGTTGAGGAAACTTTAAAGGATACTCAAGCTTTATATAAACAACGGTTAGATGAAGGGTATCAACCTTATACTGGAGATACAATTGCTGGTTTTACACCTGAACAAATTGCTTCTCAAGAAGGATTAAAATCTTTAATAGGAACACAAGTTCCATTTCAACAAGAAGCTCTTGAGACGTTTAGAAAAGGTGCTGAAAGGTTTACTCCTGAGACAGCTAAAGAATTTATGTCACCTTATCAAAGGGCTGTTATTGATCAAGAAAAAGAACAAGCTCAACGTCAATATGAACGTACTAGGCGTCCTGAGTTTGAAGCAGCGGCTGTAAGGGCTGGTGGTATGAGTGGTCTTGGTAGTCGGGCTGCAATAGAATCTGCTGAACGAGAAGATTTACAAGCTAGACTCCTTGCAGACATAGAGACTAAAGGATTACAAGCAGCTTATCAAGATGCACAAAATCAATTTACAGCTCAAAAAGCAAGAGAACGTACAATGGCTAGTGATGTTGGAACAGCAGGGGGAAATCTATTTTCTGCTGGTTTAGCTGAACAAGGTTTGCTTAAAGATATTGGTGATGAAAAACAACGATTAGCACAGTCTGCTTTAGATGAAGCATACTTTAAATATAGAGAAGCAAGAGACTTTCCAGAAAAACAGCTTGAGCGTTATCAATCTTCTATATATGGTAATCCTTTATTACAACAACCTAATTTTACTCAAACAAATACACCAGCACAAGCATCAATGAGTAAAAGTTTACTAGGATTAGGCTTGTCTGGCTTAAAAAGCTATGGTGGTGGAAGTGTATTATCAGGTATTGGAAAAGTTGGTACTGGTCTTAAAAGTTTCTTTGGTGGCATGAAGCATGGTGGTCAAGTAGGAGGATTGCCTACACTTTATAGACAAACTGGTGGCGATCTTATGGATGAAGATGTAGAATTTCAAACAGATATGAACAGATCTCCAGAAGATAGAATAGAGGCACTTCAAGCAGTGTTAGCCGCACAAAAAACTCCTGCTGTTGCTCCACCTCCACCTCCACCTAAACCTACTGTTGATCCTAATAAACCTCAACGTAAATCAGTAGCTGAGAATGTTGCACAAATTAAAGGAACGACAGAAGATAATCTCATGGCAGGTCTGGCAGCGTATCTTAAACCTTTTGGAACACCTGCTGATATACTAGGAGCGCAGACAGCATCTGAAAGTAAAAGAAATATTGCTGCTGCTAAAGAAGAATTAAAGATGACTTCTGAAGAAGAAAAAGCTGAAGCTAGGGTAAGAGCGGCAGTAGCTAAAAATCGAGGTAAAAAAGATTATAAGCCTTCTGATTTAAAAGACTACTATAACCTAGCATTGGGCAAACTATTATCTGGAGCGCAGGTAAATGAGGCTGGAGATGTAATCCTTGAAGGTACTGTTTGGGCCAGCAAGATGTCAGCAGATAAAAAAGATGATATTAGAAAACAACTAGCAGATGTTTTTGCAAGGGCAACTCAGTATCGAGATCGAAATGTCCCATTAGGTAAAGTTCAAGAATTTATGACTAAAAAAATTGACGCTATTAGAAAGGCAAATAAGCTAAAGTAATAGGAAAGATTTCTAATGACAACTAATTTAAATACTAATGATTTATCTAACGCAAGCGTAGATGATTTAATAGAATTAGATAAAGCTCTTAGCCCAAAATCTTCTACTCAAGAAGTAACACCTATAAATCTTAGGGATACTAATGATTTATCTAACGCAAGCGTAGATGATT